ATGGCAACATTTAAAGTAGTAGTATTTGACAAACGTTCTGATGGGTTTTATTCAGTTTTCATCCGTATTACTCAAAATCGGAAGAAAACTCATGTAAAGACCGACAAAGTGGTAAACGATAAGGGCGTAGTGAAGGGTACGAAAGAGGTGAAAGATTCTTTCGTGCTGGAGTCATGTATGGCTACTATCAACAAATGGGTAGAAAAGCTAAACAAGGTTGATAGTAAAGATTGGACAGTAATACAGGTAAGAGACTATCTTTTGAAGTCAGATCAGGAACTGAGTTTTTCGGACTTTGCTCGGAGTTATATTAATTCATTATACGATGAGCTGCAAGAAGGTACAATAAGGACTTATGCTAACTCATTGCAAAGTTTGGAAAAGTTTGCAGGAAGTCAAAAGATTCTCTTTTCCCAGCTAACTGTTCCTTTTGTAAACTCATGGTTGGATAGTCTTTCTGGCTATCGCTCATGTAAGAGCACCTATCCGATATTTATTAAGAAAATATTCAAGGAGGCTTTGAAACGCTATAATGACTATGATTCAGACCAGATACAGATAAAAAACAACCCTTGGGAAAGAGTCATTATAGCTAAGAAGGATATAGCTAAGAAGAAAGCTATTACCATGGAAGAATGTCGGCAGTTGTTTGGCATTTTTACTGAGAATGGGAATCTGCAATTTACACTAGATGTCTGCAAAATGATATTGTGCCTAGCCGGAATCAATGTAGCAGACTTATATAAAATGCAGAAGACTGATTATTATGATGGCATCTTGCATTATGAGCGTAAGAAAACTAGGACTAAGAGAGCTGACAAAGCATACATAGAAATGAAGGTTCCTGATATGCTGTTGCCAACGATAGAGAAATATCTAGCCCCTAAAGATGATCCATATCTTTTTACATTTCATAATAAGTATGCCAGTTCTCACTCTATGGACACGAATCTGGACTTCTTCTTGCGTAAGATATGCAAGGAACACTTGAATATGGAAGAGGGGTACTATAGCCCTTATACTTTTCGTCATACTTGGGCCACTATCGCACAGAATGATATAGGTGCCAATTATGAAGAGATAGGCTTTGCTATGAACCATATAAGTACGCACAAGATTACAATGGGCTATGTGAAACCTGATTTCTCCAGAGCATGGGAATTAAATGAGAAGGTAGTGGAGAAGATATTTTTCACTAATGACAAAAGCAAACGCCTGGAGGAGCATCATCTGCCTGTATTTGATAAGGTAGAGGAAACATTTGAGTTGTCTGCTGATGCTTACTTCATGGGTGAGGTTGTGGCTCATGTGGATGGCAAGGGCTACAAGAACACAGATGAGATAATAGAACAGCTCATGGCCAGCATAAATGATACTGTGCCTACTAACTGTACGATACAGATTAAGGTGAAGAATATCACCAAGGACCAGACGAAGTACTTTGAACGAGTCCGTGACATAAAATAGCTATTTTGTGTTAATACAGATTAAAATAGACCCAATATAAGTTAAAATAGAGCGTTTTTGCTCGATAACCAAGTCAAGGGTAGTCTTCTCTAAAGTTGAAGAAAATTTAGAGAGGGCTACCCATTTTTTACAATTAGCCATTATTAACAATTTTGAGATTTTTGATGTTGATAGTGGTTTCTTGTTTCTCAAATTTCTCTTCCAACTGCATGAAAGATTCCTCCACAGATAAGTTTCTGGATTCATCATTATTGAACGATACAGACTGGAGTTTAGGAGCCACGTATGGAAGGAACTTTGCCACCATCGCCAGACGTCCGGCAGGCTCTTGAATCTGCATGAGATCCGTGAAAAGGGAATAGTTCTTCTCATTGATACCATTGATGTAGCCAGTAAGGGCATCACGGAGGCTTTCACGCACACTTTTTGTAACCTTATTAGGTGTGCCAGCCTTACGTCCGCCAGTCTTCTTCCTCTTTGGCTTCGGCTCATTATTATTGTCTTGTTTTACTGCCATATCCTATTGATTTTTAATGTTTACTGATAGTTTTCGGGTGCAAATATAGGAAAAAATTACGAAACTTGGTGTTCAAGTTGCGGAACTTATCACAGATAGGTAAGAAAAACGCATTACTTTTGAACAGTTTAAACATTAAAATTCGAATTTTATGGGATTAATTGGAAAAATTGCCAAAGGGCTTAAAGGCTCTGCTGGCGGACTTTTAGGTGGTGCAATCACTGCTGTAGGCGGTTCCTTAGCGGCCAGAGCTAGGAACCAAGGATATAATGATTTTATCAAGATGTATCAAAACCGCATGCAGCAGGTGAAGGATCATCGTGATAACTTGTATTATCAGGACCCTACTCAATCTGCGGAAAATCAGGTAGCCGTGACCAATGCTCAGAAGGTATTGGATAATGCAACAGAGACCGCAAAGAATACCAATATTGTTAGTGGCGGTTCCGATGAAGCGGTTGCGCTCAGTAAACAGGCTGCCCAGGAGCAGGTGGGTAATATCATGCAGCAGGCGGCCGTGCAAGGTGCTCAGACCAAAGAAAATGTGTGGAATACTGCTGATTCGCAGATAGACACGATGACTAACTACATTGCTGCAGCTAAGAAGGAAAAGGCTCTTTCTACAGCACAGGGGATTACAGATGCCACTGGTGCATTGGCTGGAGCTGCAAGTAAATTGCCAATTTAAGGAAGGAGGTAATTATGGGATTTACATTAGATGATTTAACTCCTAAACGCCCGGCAACAGCAGCAATTCCTATTACAGATTTCCCTTCTGATAATGTGGGACAGCCGGATGATACACCTGTTCAGAATACAGCTATTGATACTACTGGTATTACCGGGAATAGTGGCAAGGAATCTTTTGCCCAGCAGCCAACCGAAGATGTTACCAAGGTGGAGCCTAACCAGGGTATCAAGATAGACTGGAGCAGACCTTATAGCGAGATAGAGCAGAATCCTCTCTTGCGTCAGATGAAGCCTTATGACATTATGAGGGATTACCAGAAGAATGGTGATGGAAACTGGTCTGTGTTCATGCCATGGCTCAATACTCTGGGTGATGGAGACAAAACCGTAGCTGCAAATGAAGCCTTGAAGAAGAAAGCGGAGAGGCAGGCCAAGATGGAGCAATGGAGCAATTTCCTGATGCATCTTGGCAATTTCATCGGTACCACACAAGGTGCGCCATCGCAAAAAATAGAATCTGCACAAGAACTTACTGATCGTCAGCGCAAGATAAGAGAGGCTACAGATGCTTTGAGAGCCAAGGGGTATGACCAGATGATGGTGAATATCTATAAGGACCGTCAAGACAAACAGGCACAGATGCAGGCAGAGGCGGCTGCCAAGGCTAATGAGGCTTTGGCGGCTTATCGAGGGGCACAGAAGAATCAGGAGGAGGCTCTTACTCCTGTTAAGGTAAAGACGGAGCAGGAGAGAGGAAATGCCGCTGCTGCTGCCGCTGCCCTAAACACTTCAAAGAAGGAGACTGAGGATGCTTTAAGAGGCAAAAAGGGAAAATTACTTGATGCTCAAACTAATAATGCCAATGCCGGAGCTGCTGATCATAATGCTAGCGTTAACGTGAAGGGTGCGCAAGTTAGGCATATCAATTCGCAAACAGAGGGACAGAATCAGAGGAATGCCAACCAGAAGGAGGCTGATGATTTCAACACCAGGTATGTGAACGACCCTGTTTTCAAGAAACATGTGAATGAATGGGCTAAAAACAATGGTATGGCTATCGGTGGTAATGATGGCAGAGGTGGCACTTGGGCGAATGAGAAAAATCGTCAGCAGGCTTCTAGATGGGCTAAGGCTAAGATGAAGTTAGACCGGACTCCTCCTTCTCGTAGAGGTAGGGGTGGCAGTAAAGTACCTCCTTCACGTAGAGGCGGCAGTAAGGTTCCACCATCAAGGAGAACAAAGTAACTGATTATTAATCAAAAAATAAGATAAGGTATGTTTGACGAGCAAGACAGACAATATTTTTATAATGAGTTCAAGAACAATGGCTATGAAGTAGGTAGCTATGATGACTTCAAAAAGGACTTGAATAACGAGGAAGATCGTAACTGGTACTACAATGAGGCCAAGAACATGGGGTATGATGTGGGAACACAGGCAGACTTTGATAAGATGGTGCTGGAGCCAGCTCCATCTGCTACTGGTGGTGGTAAGCAGGTAGATGCTTCTTCTACGACTCAGAGTGTAGAGCAGAAGGCTTCTACTCAGACTAAGCCGCAGGTGGCTCAACCAGCAAAGAAGCAGGAAACAACAGACAAGGATCCTGGGCTTATAGCAAAAGTTTTGGATATGATTCCTACTGGTGTTCAGACGAGCAACGGAACATATCAGCCATCACCAGAGATTCCTCAGCCTGTTGTAAAAGGTGAGGAAATGCCTGTGAAGGAAGAAGCTTCTTCTTCATCATCAGCTAATGCGGCTTCTCCTGAATCTAAAGAGGCGGCTCCTGTTACGACTCCAACCGGTGTGGTGAATAATGAGGGGTTGATGGATGCCAAACTTGCCAACTATCTGGAGAACTGGAAGCAGAGACCGGATAAGCAGGGTACTTACTTTGAGAATATGGTTGCTGACTTGTTGGCTGATGGCACTGCCAATAGCAATGAAGAGGCAGTGAGCATGGTGCAGTCAGCTCTTGGCAGATATGCCAATCGCTCGGCCATGGACGTTACCAACCAGGTAGTTTCTTCTTTGCCTGATGATACTGTGCAGGATGCAGAGAAGAGTATCGAAGCGCAATGGTATAGCCATGGTGTGCAGGATAAGTTGAAGCAGGAGGCAGACAGCATGGGTATCAGTTATGATGACTATGTGGCTCTGTTCCTGAAGCCAGCTATGGTACAGAGTTTGGTGAACAAATATGGTCCGAATTATCGCAATATAGCCGAGGGCATCGCAACACGCCTCTATTCTCACGATGAGAATGTACAGGACAGACTGATGAATCAGGACATCAATGATGCTCTTTCTAGTGTTATCAGTAAGTATGTGAATCCATCTGTAGTGGATGAGTACAACAAGGCTCAGGAGGCAGGCAGTAAGGCATTTACGGAGGGAATGGAAGGAAGCCAGTTTATTCCGGCTAATCTTCGTCTAGGTACAGCACTTGGTGCTCAGTATGAGGCAAACGAGGCCAAGGATCCTGCAAAGGTGCTTTCTAGTTTGCAGAAGAAGTTTGGCAGGCTCTACCGGAATCCGGAGTTCCTGAATGATATGAGCAATGCGGCATTTAAGGTGATGCAGCGATATGGCTTGAATGGCACTCAGAGTAGTGATCCTAAGCAGTTCAAGCCGATGATCAATTCTGTTCTTAAGAATGAACTCGACCAGCTAGAGATTAAGGGTATGATGCCTAAGGGTAGTGCTGAGTACATCATGAAGACTGGTTTGGGGAACACTATTGTGGGTAAGATTACTCGCAAGGCTGTTCAGACGGACTACCAAAACTGGCTGGAGGATATTGCCAATCAGCAGTATCAGCCTGGCTTCTGGGAAAACGTAGCTAGTGGTGCTCTGACCTTTGCAGGTGATGCCTGGAGTTATTGGCTGCCGGGAGCCGCAGGTGGCAAGTTGACTAAGAGCATGGTAGCCAAGGCAGAGGGTAAACTGGCTGGTGACCTCATGGCTAAGGGCATGGAGCGCAGGGTGGCTGAGCGAGCTGCCAAGGTGCTTATCGGTAAGAGTAAGGCCGAGGCTTTGAAGAGTGGAGCCGCGCATGGAGCTGTTACCTTTGGCGGTCAGTCTGCTATTTCAAAGCCTATTGATGAGATTTATCGTACCGGTCAGTTTGATGAGAATGGCAAGATTTACAATCCTTCCGTGGGTAAGGTTATTGCCAACACTTTGGGCGAAGTGGCTAAACAGAGTGCCGTAGGTGCTATCATGCAGGGTGGAACCATCGCTAACATGGTAGGTAAGGGCAGAGGCTTGGCTACCAATATTCTTGCTGATATTGGTGGTAAGGTTGTGGATTCCGGTATTATGACCGGTCATCAGATGTTGGAGCGTATGGCGCAGGATCCGAACTTCAAGCCTACAGGCAAGGATGCTGCCGAGAGCTTCCTTGAGAGTATGGCGAATCTTACTGCTATCGGTTTGCCGGGCATGGTGGGCAAGTATGCTCGATTCAAGGACGCAAGGGAGTTTAACAAGAAGTTTGACTTAACTGATCAGGATATTGCCGAGTTGAAGAGATTCGGCTATGATGGTCTTCGTGATGCTTTTGAGAAGATGGGCATCGGGGAGTATGCTGTGGTTGGTGAGAATGCTCAGCGACTTGATGGGCAGTTAACCCAGAAGTATATGGACCTGATGAACGACAAGAGCGTGCCGGAGGTGTTGAAGGCTAAGATGATGGCAGTTGTAGAAGGCAAACGCCCTTCTTCTTTCTCACCTGTTATTGATAGCGAGGTATATAGAGGTGACGATGGTAAGTACTATTTGGAAACCTATAATAAGGATGGAGGCGTAATCGACCGCAAGGAGTATTCTTCTCATGATGCTGCACGTAATGATGAGAAGAAACTGGAGTATGAGAAGACTCTTGGTTTGGCTTCTGTGCTGGAAGGTGAGTTCCACAATGAGTTTACGCAGGAGCATCTTGAAGGCTTATACAACAAGGCAGCCCAGAAATATAATATGGGTGAGAAATTGACAGATGAGGATAAGGCAGCGGTTTACCTTCATCAGAATGCTGGTGCCATCAAGGAGATTATTGATAAACAGCAGAAAGGTATTATCCTTACTGATGAGGAGCAGAAGCAGGTTAATGCCTATCGTCATTATTATGACAGTGCTTTGGAGAACAGTTCTGTGATGAGGGAGTTTGTCAACACGTTTGAGGATTCCCATGGCGTGGCGCGCGGTACACTTCGTAAGGCTTTGGAGTCGAAAGATAAGAAGTATGCGCCATTAGTTGAGTCTTATCTTAAGGAACTTTACAATTCCATCGAACTGAAACGTGAAATGAAGCAGACGATGGATGATCTCTACAATACTTCCCATGGTAATGAGCAGAAGCGCATTGAGCAGAGTGGTATTGAAGGGGAGAAGCCAGCTACTCCTGTTGAGGGTGCAGCTCCTATTGAAGGTTCTGCTTCGGTAGAGGCTTCTGCTCCTGCTGGTGGTCAGGAGCCTCCAGTTTCTGCAGGACCTGCTCCGTACCAAGACCGTACCAACTCCGTACCTAGTCCGAATGATGCAAATTCTGCTGCAAACGTTGCAAACTCTTCTGCTGATGTTGCTGCCTCTGATGCTTTTGTTATGGGACAGAATGCCTATAAGAATGGGGATTCTGAGGCTTTGCAGGCTATCGACTATAATAGCGATTTAGCTACAGGACGTTTGAAGCGTGCGTTTGCTGACAATGAAAAGATGCCTGATATTGTAGCCAATGCCTATAGCGAAGGTAAAGATATGGATCTGTTTGTTGCTCAGCGTGCCGGTAGTCTGTCACCGGCACAGAAAGATGCTATCAGTAAGTATGTAGAGGCTATGGATGCCAAGAAGGGTGCTATTGATGCTCTGCAGCATGCTGATGATGGCTATGGTGAGGCGTTGAAGCAGCAGCTCTGGCCATACCAGACGGAAGACGGAAACATAGTTCCTGCTACTTTGGATAGTGGAAAACAGGTGTTCCTGAAGAAGGCTAATGAATATGGTGGAGCCTTTGTTGTCGTTCCAGATGAGCAGGGACAGCCTACAATTAAGCAGGTATCTAATGCCGAGATTAAAGAGGTGGGCACTCCTGTTTCTCTTGATGAATACATCGAAAATGCGGTGGCTCAACAGAAGGATGCAAGAGCGCAGCAGTTTATCAGCCAATTTGATGGTAGTGTCTTGAAGCCAAATGATCAGGTAACAGTTGCCATGGAGGAGGGTGATGCTAATGTCAACATGACCTTTGCCGGATATAGCAAGGACGGAAAGATTGTACTTACTGATGGCAAAGATTATCTTCCTTTATCTAAAGAAGAGTTTGCAGCATGGCGTAAGAATGCGCTCGACAACACAATCAATGAGCATTTGGATGCCGAGGATGATGAACGTGAGCAGGAAGCAGCTTCACAGGCTGAGGCTGATAAGAAGCAGCGTTATGCTAATGGCATCGTGGGACTGAGCGAGGGCCAGCCGGACTATTCTTCTAAGGATACAGATCCAAAAGTGGCTGCTGAGTATCTTCAGGAGCAGTTTGGGGAAGACCATGGCAAACTTTTGAATCTGGTTAATGGCAGCCGTGATGACATCAAAACGCAACTTGCCAACAAGAGAAGGGCTGCTATTGAATATCAGAACTGGCTTGATACCAATGCCGATCTTGACCCGGAAAAAGCTAAGAAGGTGGAGGATGAGTTGAGTCTGGTTAATGAGCAGCTTGCAGATCTTGATGCTCGTTTCAAGAACTGGAATACTATCCGCAACAGTGTGATGACTCCTGATGAGGTGAAAGCTATGAAGGAGGAGCGCAAGGCTGAGGTAGAGAAGGCTGGTGTTGATGAATCTGCCATCGTGCCATCTGATGATTTCCATGTACTCGTACTTGATGATAAAGAATTGAAGAAGCAATATCCAACTATGGATAAGGCTACCGACTATATTACCTCTCAACGCAAGGACATCTATCATACCCAGGAGGATGTGGAGCGCAAGATAAATGGTGTGAATGATATGCTGGATCAGTATATCAATGGCGAAACAGAGCTGGACCCTAGCCAACTTATGGAATTGAATACTTCAAAGGCTCAACTGGAGGCCCTGCAGACTAATTTGTCTGTTGCTGCCAAGGGTTTGAAGGCTCAGGCTAATAAACTCAGCAGACTCTACAAAACGGAAGTTAGCAAGCAGGAAATGGAGAAACTGGGCATGACACCTTCAGAGCAACGTAAGGCATTGGTGGCTGATGCGCTGAAGAAGAACGATATGAATGCTATCCATGATATATATAAGGATGCTTCCGTTGATGTGATGGACTTAACTCCTCAGACTCTCGAAGAGGCTGTATCAGAGTCTTTGCTTCCTCATAGCTTGAATCCAGAATCTCTTCAATATGAGTTGGGCAAGAGCAATTTTAAGTTTGGTATTGGCAAGGGGTATGATTCTAATAAGTTCAATTATCTTATTGCAAAGAAAGGAACCGGTATGTCGGTTAACGAATTTGCTGTGAGAGTATATAATGACCTTCCTGTAAACTTGCAGGATATGGGATATACCGATCAAGATGTTCGTAATGCCCTTCTTGATATGTTCAAGTCTTATGACAGCGTGAAGGAAATGAGAAATGTGGCTCTAATGAACCGCATAGCTGCTGCAGAAGATGAACTTTCAAGCGAGGAAGAGTATTACGAAGCACAGAAAGAGCGAGAAATTATCGAAAGACAGGCAGAAATTGAGCAATATAAATCGTATATTCACGAAAAAGAGTTATCTTTGCCGTCTGAAAGCGAACTTGATCACATCAATGGACTTGAATTTGACCGTATGATGGAGATTGAGGATCGTGAACGAGAGTACAAACAATATGTTAAATCAATTTTACCAGAATTAGCTGATTATGATGACAGAAGCAATGAAGAAGGATATGGAGGAGGCAGTAGCCTGGGTAGCGACTCTTCACGGAGAGGAGTTGATGAAAGAAATAGCCAAGGCGAAGAAGTTGGTAACGGAGAAGCATCTTCTGAGTCCGAGATTGGAGAAGGCTCTGATAGCGGACGCAAAGGGCGACAAGAGACTGGCAGCATGGAACCTGGCAAAGGCTCAGCTGTTCGAGGCTCACATCTACCGCAAGAAACATCCTTCGGAGAACGTTTAAAGAGTGCCATTGCCGAAACTGAGACCGAAATAACAGAGGCTCAGAAGAAGGCAGGAAACTACAAAAAGGGTCATTTGTCCTTTGGTGGCTACGATTATACCGTAGAAACACCAAAGGGCGTGACTCGCAGCGGTAAGGACGAGCAGGGCAAGCCTTGGAGCGTGACCATGCACGATACTTACGGCTATATCCTTGGTAAAATTGGCGTTGATGGTGACCATATTGATATGTTCATCAATGACGCTGCAGACCTTGATACTTTTGATGGTAACGTTTATGTTGTTGACCAGGTGAACCCAGAGACTGGTGAGTTTGACGAGCATAAGGTGATGTATGGCTATCCTTCTGAGGAGGCTGCTACAGAGGCTTATCTTGCCAACTACTCCAAGGGCTGGAAGGGACTTGGTAAGGTTACTTCTGTGCCTAAGGCTACCTTTGACAAGTGGCTGGAGTCTTCTGACCGCAAGACTAAGCCTTTTGCGGAGTATGCTATGGTACAGAAGGAACAGGCGAAATTTGACCGCGATGTGAAGGAGGTGAAGCCTTCGGAAATGACGGAGGCGCAGAAGGTGGCTTATGATGCTGTATCTACTATGCTTAAGAAGGCTGGCATCCCTGTGAAGGTTGTTAGCAATGAGGATATGGAGAAGGTAGCTGAGGCGCAGGATAACCTGGCAGTAGAAATGCTTTTGAATGATCCTCGTCTTCGCTTCTATATCAAGACTCCTGAGCAGAAGGAGGCGGCCAAGGCTGCTTATGACTGGGCTGCTAAACACAGACCGGACAAATTTAAGCAGTATGCCATCGTTAATATGGATAATCCGAACCAACCTCCTCAGTACTTTGAGAAGAAGGACTTAGCAGAGAAGTGGCGCAAGTACTATACCAATGCCTGGAAGATAGGAAACTACAAGGCCTTTAATCTCAATAAGCCATTTGAGGATCAGATTAAGGACGTAAAGGGTGATGTTCCTAGTGAGTTTGACCCTTATAAGGCAGAATCTCTGCTCAATAAGAGAATCGAGTTAGAGAAGCAGATTAAAGAAACCGAGGATTCCTATAATGCCAAGAAGAAAGAGCGCGCAGAGTATCAAAATCAGTTAATGCAGGACTATATGGATCAGCATGGCTTATCTTCTGAGAACGATATTCCAGATGATGTTTGGACTGACTACAGGGATAAATCCTTTGAAAAGTATCAAGATACACTTGATGACTTGTTCCATAAGTATGTTGAGTTAGATAATCAGTTGAAGGCTGTAGCTGAGCCTAGAGTGCGGTATTTGAAGGGTAAGGGTGTTGTTTATGGCTACACTGATGGCAAGCAGATTGTGCTGAACCAGGAGCATCTGAATCCCAATACTCCTATCCATGAGTACCAGCATCTTTGGCGTACTGCTGCTAAGGAAATGAATCCGGAACTTATAGAGCATGGTGATAAACTCATCATGCAGACCCAGCTATTTGCCGATTTGAAGCAGGATCCTAACTATAATCATCTGACAGATGAGCAAATTTGCGATGAGGCTTTTGCTCGTTTGACCGGTGAGGATGGAGCTGCCATCCTAGAGCAGATGGCTAAGGATGCTATCAAGGAGAATCCGCTTGATACAGCCAAGGAACTGAGTGTTATCAATAAGTTGAAGGAGTGGCTGAAAAAATTCTGGTATTGGACTCTTGATACATTTACGAAGTGGAAGCCTGAGGACATTAAGAAAATGACCTTGGAGGATATTCGTAATCTTGTGTTGAGAGACTTGGCGAATGGGGTGGATCCACGTACTAAATTTCATGAGGCAGAGAATGTTGATGACATCAAGTTTATGGGTTCTACTACCAAGAAACGTATGAAGGACATTTCTACACAACTAGAAGGTAGAGAACTTGATGAAGCTCAACAGGCAGTTGCTGATGTTTATTCTGGGAAAAAGGATAATGTATCATTAACCGTGGAGCGTGAAGATGGAAGCAATAAAATCATCATGCGCCAAGGAAATGATAATCATGCAGGAACAAAGCATAGCGTATTCCGTCATTATGGTGTAAAAGCTAATTCTTTAAATGTTGATGATTTGTTGCTGATTCCTACAGTATTAAAAGAAGGTGAACGCAAAGTAAGCGATAATGGCAGAGTTGCCTATGTTTATGTAGATCCAACTTCACAAGTAAAATATACTGTAGTAACAGAACCAAAGAATAACAAGGAATATTTTAATGATTTCTATTCAAATAAAAAAGCAAATCCATCAGAGACGTCTAGGGTAGTTGAAAACTCCACAAACACTCCCGAAGGAGCACATAACAATGATGGAAATGCTTTTACGGCTGCAAAGGTAGATAATAATTCTGAAACCACCAAGGGAAATGATGGAAATTTATCTGTGGAGGATAAAATAAAAGCTGTATCTCAGCAATTTGGGGTTGATGAGGCTGATGTGGCGATGTACGCCAATGGTGTTAAGAAGGGTTCTACTGCTGAGGCTGCACGTGCCAGAGCTAATATCAAACGCCATTTGTTGCAGGCAAATGAAGATAAGATTTCCTCTTTCAAGGAACTTCTTAAGTACACCGTGCCTGTAAATGAAGCCTTGAAGGAGAACTTCGGTGACCTTGATGCTATGATCGAGGAGCGCGTGAAGCAGGTGGAGGCGCAGCGTAACGCCATGGAAGCCGCTAGAAAGAGAGCTGAGGAAGAGGAGGCCAAGCGTCAGAAGCACCTGGAGGAACTTTCTCTGATTCCTGATGATCAACTTGACAAGCAGTATATGGATGCTCTTGCCAAGGGTGATGATGCTACTGCCAGGGAAATGCTTGATGAAGCTGCCAGACGCAAGGGCTATGATGATACAGAAAGCTCATATCAGGGTGTAGGCGCATGGAAAGCACCGGGAAACCCTGGATATGAAAGCGACAAGGCGAGACGTGACGATTGGGAGTCTAGTGGCTCGGATGTGAACCTGGAAGATATTGCCTTGGGCTATACTCCTCAGCCAGACGATTACTTCTCTCACCCTGAGCGTTATTCTCAGAACACTCCTCATGGATTGGAATCTGTGAAAGCCATCAATGAGGCTATTAAAGCCATTAAGAATGGTGAGAAGGATGTTAAGGTAAAGGTTTATCGTGCCGTTCCTACTTCGGTGAAGGAAGGCAAGTTGCGTAATGGTGACTGGGTTACTCCTTCTAAGAAATATGCCGATATGCACGGAGCAAACCGACTGGAAGGCAAATATCGTATCATTGAGGATGAAGTGCCAGCAAACCAACTGTGGTGGGATGGTAATGACGCAAACGAGTTTGGCTTTGATGATGGCAAGGCGTATAAATACAAGAATGCCAAGAACAACAGAAAGTTGAACGACCTTGTTACCTATGATAATGAGGGTGACGTTATTCCTCCTTCTAAGCGTTTCAATTCTCGCAAGCAAGATATACGATTTCATCGGGTGACTGAGCCGGAGGAACTGGATAGGCTGAATAAGGAGAAGACTTTCCGGATGTATAGCGGAATGCAGGAGGTGGATGGTAAGCTCTACTCGCCTATGGCTGCCATCATTGACGGAAAGCGTACTGATGCTACCGAGATTGGTGCCTGGATGGGGGCTGATGAGAGACCGGACCTTGTGAAGGGCGGAAAGTTCCAACTTGTGAAGACAGACAAGAACCCTGGGGCAGGAGAAGGGCCAGTGCGTGCTGCCTACAATCCTTATATGCATACTTCCACTTCGATGATGAACGACCAGTTTACCGGGGCTTATGCCAGAGGTAATATCAAGGTTGTGGAATGGGAGATTCCGGAGAGCGAGAAGACAAGCGGCTACCGTGCTGAGGGTGCAAAGGATGCCGTGGGACTTGTGCCTTGGCATTCGGGTTCCGTAAATGGTTTGTTGCCGAAGGATAAACAGAGGTCGGTGATGTTGTCTCGTTGGAGAAAGGCGGTGAGAGTGGTTCCTGATTCTGAGGTGGCTGAGAGTATTGCTGAGCAGCTGGAGGGTACAGGGCTGGCTATTCCTTGGAACGTGGTTACTCCTAACCAGGTGAGGGAGTTGGTTAAACTGGGTGTGCCTATTACTACCATTGAGTCTGGACAGCAGGCTCCTGAGACTAAGGAGAAGTTTATGGCTCAGATGGAGGAGTTGAAGAAGGAGTTTCCGCAGGCTCAGTTCGTTGACGTGAAAATGACCAAAGAGGCTTTCAAGGAATGGGGCGGTAAGGGTATTGTGAAATCTCCTATCTTTGAACAGAAGTTGAAGAAGCATCCTGATTCTCTGATGAAGGCTGGTACCTACTTTAGCGGTGGAGGTTTGGTTGAAGAAGGCTTGAAGGGTATCATCGACCCTGTAGTGGCCGTGGAATATGACCGGAAGATAAGTGGCGTGTATCGGAATAACTTCGGGCAGCATATTGTTACGGCTGACGTGAGGGACGTGGATCCGAAGGAACTGGTGAAGCAGATTGATGGCGAAGTGGAGTATTTCCATGCTTCGCCTGTATGCAAGAACTATTCGCAGGCCAAAAGTAATAGTGGAGAGGTGGAGCTTGACAAGGAGACAGCCAAGAGTACTGCCGACTTCATTGATGCCGTGAAGCCGCGTGTGGTGACTATCGAGAACGTCAAGGGTTACAAGGACTCTGAGGCGATGAATATTATCACCCAGGAGCTGGATAAGAACGGCTACAAATGGGATGCAGACGTGTATAATGCAGCAGATTATGGTGGCTATACCAACAGGGAACGACTGATTGTTAGAGCCGTGAAGGACGGAGAACTACCTGGGAAGCCTAAGAAGCAGCCACGTAAGGGTGGATGGCTAGAGGCTGTGGAGGATATTCTTCCTACCCTGACGGTGAAAGAAAGCGGTGTTGCTCCATGGATGGATGCCAGACTGAAGGTTGACGGTATCGACTGGCAGAAGGTGGAGAAGCCTCTTTACGTAATGGGCAGTGCCTATGCCGATGGCAAGATTCCTCATGCCTATGGGGATGAGATTCTGCCAACGTTGAGAACCAAAAGCGGAGACGTTATCATCATGCCGGGTGGAAAGGTATTGCGTGCAGATGGCAGGGTATTGGCTAGAATTACCGGACTGGGCGATGACTATAAATTGCCTAAGACGGAATCTTTGGCCCACACCATCATTGGCAATGGTATTCCGGTGCAGTTGACCAAGGGCGTGATTGCTCCTCTGCTGAATAAGGATGACTTGTCGGGCAGAAATGTATTGGCACGACTTGGCAACTCTATCTTCAAGAATAACTGGGATGCAGACAAGCAGAAACAAGTGAGCGACCGGGTAGTGAACACTGCCAACAAACTGGGTGGTGCTGAGGCTACAGTTTACACTTCTGTGGATGAGGTTCCTGATGCTTATCTGAGTGATGTGAAGAATGGGGCTACCGGATGGTATGACCCTACTACGCATACGGTTCATGTTTATCTGCCTAACTGTGCTGATGTCAACGAGGCTGAGAGAACCGTGCTCCATGAGAAGATAGGCCATGAGGGTATGGAAGTACTTCTTGGTGGCGAAGATGGTGTGAGAAAGTTCGCCAACTTCGTTTATCGTTCCGTAGGTAAGGATGTTCGAGGCAAGATCATAGACTTTGCCAACAAGTATGATCCGGACTGGAAGAACCCTGACCGCATGAATGTGGGAACGCAGGAGTATATTGCTCATCTTGCCGAGGAGGGTCCTAAGACTGCTGAGCACTTTTCTCTTTGGACCAAGATTAAGCATTATCTTATCAAGGTGCTTAAGAAGCTGGGTGTTCGTGTGCCGGGACTTCTCAATGACAAGGATTTGAGATACTACCTGATGAAGGCTGGCAAGGCTCTGCACGTATGGGACGAAATGCCTCAGGAGAAGCAGGAAGCCATGATGAAGCAGGCTAGCAATGCTGAAATCAAGGATGCGCTATCTAATGGTCCTGGTAAGGGTAAACCACAAATGAAGAAGGGTGAAAGCTGGATTCAGTATATGAAGCGTGTACAGGAGTGGCGCAAATGGCAGAATGCGCGCGAGGATAAAGAGAACCCAGAGCCTCCAATGTTCTACGACATTGATAAGGATGAAGCAGGCAAAAAGGAATGGGCACAACTCAATAAAGACTGGCGTGAACGCCACCACCTTGTTGGCGAGGAACCTACTGGTATGCCTATCCGAATGGAAAATGAAGAGGATGATGCCTACATGAATCGTATTCATGAATATGAGAAATGGCAGGCAGCCATGAAGGACCAGGAAGACCCTTTGCCAGATATGTTTGCCTTCGAAAAGAAGAAGCAGGAGGAGGTGAAACGCAAGTATGAGGACTGGCTGGCCAAACATGATTTGCTGGAGCAGCAACAAGCCGATCTAGACTTGTATGAGGGTAAGATTTACCCAGCAGAGACCAATCCGAAGGCTGATGCACTGGAGCAGCAAGTAATGCAGGACTTGGCTGAAGTGACCAGTACTGACGTGAGCAAGGAAGGTGCAGCAAAGACCGTGAAGCATGCCGTTATCCATCGTAGAAAGAATATGGAGGAGGCTAGTGCTGATGATGCTATCTATATCAATGATGTGAAGAACAGAATAGAGAAGATGGCTGATAGCGGTGTTTTTGACAAGTTGCTTTCTGATTACAAGGGAAAGAAAAACCGGGCAGAAAAACTGGCTGAGACTATACCTTATATAATAGAGGCTCCTAGACGTTTGCGTGACATGGCGCACAATCTGAATGCCACTGGTGTCTTTGATAAGGGACATATCCATATCCAGCCTGCTGATGTTGAGGCTATCCAGCCATACGTGACAGACTTGATTACCGAGACAGCAAAGAAGCATACAGAGATTAAAAAAGGCAAGGAGATAGAGGTATACGATGATCCTAAGGCTGTGAGCGAGGTGGCAAGCAAAATGGCTCAGGCAATTAATGCCAATCACCAGGGCGAGGAAGGTTTTGTACCTATTGATGGTTCAGATATTCTGAGCGAGCATGTATTGCCACTGGTGAAGCAGCAGATTGTGCCTGAGGGTATCGATTACAAGAATCTCTCGCCAGAAATGAAGGCAACCCTTGATTCTATCCGTGACTGGTATAATTATACCTACGACTGGTTGAAGGATAATCGCACCTTAAGAGAGGACACAGGATATAATGCCGACTATGTAAACCATATCTGGGATAAAGAGAAGAGCGACAAGCAGGCTTATGCGATGTATGTGGAAAACAGACAGCGCACGAAAAGCCCGAATGAGAAGCCGAGAACCATCAGCACCCTGATGGAGGGTATCAGCGTGGGACTTGTGCCTAAGACTACCGACATCACAAAGATGATGGCTTACTATAGCAGAAGCAATATCGAGGCTTGGGTAAACAAGACGATGCTGCAGGAGTTGAGCGGATTGAACGTGATAGAGCGCAATGAGGATGGAGAAATCATTTCTTCTGACCCACTGCTTTCTTCTACGCCTCCTTTTAACCTGGAGCAGTATAAGTACTTTGAGATTCCGGGCGTGGGACCTGTGTGGGTGTATAATGTATCTCCAAAGCAAGTGAAGGTTAAAAATCCTATCACTGACAACGAAAAGGTGATCTATAGTGAGGCTAGTGCCGGTGACAGATTTGGTGTTGTGTTTGATACCTATCAGTCATCCCCATTCTGGAAAACGTTTGATACGCTTGCTTCTAGTGCCAAGAAACTGGAATTGGGCTTTAGTGGTTTCCATGCTGGCGCATTGACGGAGGTTTATATGGTACAGAATATGGTGGAGTTTGGTCCTAAGAAGGCTATGGCCAACTTTATGAAGTATATCTTTGCAGATACAGCCAAGAACCATGAGCTGCCTTGCTTTGCCAATCCTGAGGATTTTCAAGAGGCTGCTTCCCATCTGGTGAAGTTCGGAGCGACCAACGACTATGCTGCAGCGGATGTACAGAACATGTTTGACAACATGCGCGATGCGATGATAAAGGTGCAGAAGAAGTTGAAGGACGGAAATAAAATATCCGGAACGGTGGCTAAGGCTTCTATGCCATTGAAGGTGGCAACGCAGATGCTTTCGCTCATCAATAAGGGCATGGATGTAGCTTTGTGGGATTATCTTCATGACGGACTGAAACTTGCTACCTATCGTATGAGGGCAGACAAGACCAAAGAGCGTGCCAAGAAGAAGGGTTGGACTGAGGAGGAACTGAGCCGGGCTTTGGACGAGGACGGACAGTTTGTGAACGATATGTTTGGCGGTCAGCACTGGGATGTGTTGGGAGCCAGCCATCGAACTTTGCGTTATGCAGGACGAGTTCTTCTTTCTCCAGACTGGAATGCTTCTACTACACGTCACTTTCTGGCATTAACCGGTTATGGATCTATATGGAATGAGGCTACCTTTGAGAACTTCAAACAGTATTACAAGAGGCTCAAACATAAGGAACTTACACCGGAGGATGAAGGTAGAAGAAGCAGACAGATTTCGGCTTTGCTCTGTTATGGTATCGGATTCATGGTATTTTATGAGGGTATTGCCAATGGCATCAATGCTGCTTTCCGTGCCTTAGACGAGGAGAAGGAGCGCAAAAAGGCTGAGAAGATCAGGAAGACCAACCCAAGCTATAAGAGCATGTATGAACTGGCTTATGGTGACGAGGGCATGAAATGGTATGACTATCTGATGAGAGGCAACAGTCTTGGTCAGCAGAGCAAGATTTTCTTAGGCAGATATGAAGATGGTACAGAAATGTATGTGAGACATGGCAAGCAGTTCCGTGAGGTTCCGGAATACCTTTTCAATCATAAGGGAGAACTAGAGTTCCCTGGACCTATGGTACAGCGAATGATAGGTAAGGCTAACCCTATGGTGAGAATGACCTTGGATGATATAAACTATCTGAGCGATTTCCAAGCCAGCCATGCGGATCAAGAGATTCAGCGCAAGTATGGCAAGACCATCGGATTGCTTTATAAGGATGCTTTGTACTGGGCACCTTTCCTGATTCCGAGCCAGGAGAATAAGGAGTTCAAGGCCGTTGATTTCTTCTTCCCTTCTTCTAAGGGCTTCTCTCCATGGAAGGCTCAGAGTTACTTCAAGGACTTTATCCTTAGCGGTGACATGGAGGGCGTGGTGATGACCTATCAGAGCTGCCAGCGCAATGGTATTGATCCTGAGGCTCAGATTAAGGCTGCCATCGGTTCGGTGAAGGCACTGGAGAATGCAGAAATGAGCGATGGAGTGACTTCCTTACAGGAGGCTAGTAAACGCTTTGATGCTGCCAAGAGTATCACGGAAAAGAAGAAGATGCGCCAGAAGATGAAGAAATTCCTTTCGCAGAGTGACTACAAGGCTTTTACCCAGAAGGAGGCGCTGGATATGGTGCAGGGCTATCTGAACGGTGATGAAGACTTGAAGGAAATGGAGAAGGCTGAAAGCAAGTACCTGATGAAGGCTAAGGCAGAGGACGTGACGGAGGACTGGAGAATACAGAACGTCTGGAACGGAACCATGGAGGCTTATCAGGAGTATCAGCGTTTGAAGGATATTGATAAGGCGAAGGCAAATGCCTTTAAGAACAGTAAGACCAACAAGCGACTGTTTGCGGCCAGAAAGGCTATCTCTGCTGCCAAGAGGAAGATGAATAAGGCTAAGAAGCAAATGGACGGTACAAACGATGCTGCCAAACTGGTAGAGATTCGGAATACCAGAAAGGAGCTGCTTAAAACGTTGAACGGAATGGAGTAGCCTTCGGGCTACTTCATTCTAGGAAATGTTCTATATTTCCGAAAATAGGCTTTGGCCAATTCGTTTTTATGTTCAATATTTCCACACATAGAAAAAGGGACTTGCTTCACAGCGAGTCCCTTTTTGATAGTTATAAAAAATCTAAATCCAAATAAATTTATAATAGTTATGATTAATGAATCATTTGTGTGTTTAAAGTTGAAGATGTTGGAGCGATGTTATCCGAGAGAAGTACCAGATGCATTCTCTGGTTCCTTTTTCTTTGGTGTTGCCCAGCGTATGTAATCAGCCATGCTGTCATCCATGCGCTGTTGTTCACTCTTTGGATTCTCCTTCTTTTTCTCGCCCCAGAGACGTTGGGCAATATCATCCAAGCACCATTGCCAATCGTCTCGAAGAGTGATGACCTTGGAACTTGGCATGATGGTTACATCTGCCTTTGGTGGGTCAACATGCTTGGTGTTGCCATCCTTATCGGTCTCCTCTTTGGTACTGAGAGAGGCGAAAGGCACGTTATTGTCGTTAAGGAACTTCTCCACATCCTCCTTCTTGTTGTCGCAGAGAAGAATGCAGACGGAAACCTTATTTTTCTTCAAGGTGGTGAGGGCTTCTTTCGCCTTGCCTACCATGGAGAGGTTGCCTTTATCATCTGTAGTAATGACGCAGGCTTCATGTACATTGATTGATTTACCCATGATTTAAAACGTTTTAAATGAAATGCGGAACAAAAATAAAGAGAAAATATGAAAAAGTAATGTTAAGTTGCGCAACTTATCACTAATAAGCGAGAAAAATGCGGTATTTTTGGCGAAAAATTAAGAATTATGGTTGACAATCATGTAATAAATGACATATCGAACTATGCAGAGCCGGGACCAGACTCACTTGAAGGAGTGAGCCGGGAGCGGTTTACGCAGAGCGAAAGCAATCTTCTGTTGCTGCAATGGGCTTGCCAATACTTCTATGATGGTGCAGAACTGAGAAAGAAGTGGAAGCGAGCGCAAGACTTCGTGATGGGAAGGCAGTTGGAAGAGCTGATAGAGTGGAACGGAAGAAAGATTACCATCCGGCAGTATATGGAACTGAAAGGTATGCCAATACTGGAATACGATGTAATCGGAGACAAATTGCTTTCGCTCGTAGGTCTTGTGCGCCAGCAGCGCAGTACTGCTACATGTAGTGCCGTGGATCCAAACGAGGAAGACTATATCAGTTTCTTCAATGAATATCTTCGTCAGAACGACAACTTGAACGACAGGCAAGAGTTAGACGCGAGAATGTTTTACGCCTTCTGTGTCTTCGCCTTTGTGGGCATGAAAACCTATTATGGCAGAAGGGATGGCAAGAATGGTATCTTTGACTATTCTGTAGACATCTTTAAGCTAGCTTTACCACCTTTCTTTAAGTATGACCTGAGCGATGTGGAATTTATTGCTGAGGCTCATGATTTGACTTGGCGAGAGATTATTGCTACCTTTACAAATGGAAGCAAGGAAGAGGCTAATAAACTCAGTGAGATCTATCTACAGACGCAGCACCATTTTGCGCCCGAACAGACTTATCACCCGACTGGTGAAGCCCAGTATGCCGGAATAGATGATTTCACCCATTCTTCAGTAGTAGGCAAGTACCGGGTATTGGAAATCTGGACAAAAGAAACCAGACCAGCCATTTGGGTACATGACTGGGAGAGTGGAGATTGCGGATATGCCTCTCCTGACCAGCGTGCCTTCTATGAGGAGAAGAAACGCAAGATAGAGGAATCCAACATCATGAAAGATGAGAATGGCCTACCTATGCTCGATGAGAATGGTGAGCCTATCTACTATGTAGACCCTTCTGAACTTAAGACCATCGAAATTAAGGATGAGGCAGAAACCTACTGGTTCAGAAGATATATCACACCGAATGGCTATCTGCTGGATGCCAGGGAATCACCATACTATGTGCTCAGGGACGGATTCAGAACCTCTATCCATCCATACACCTTCGTTGCCTATCCATGCTTGAATGGCGAAGTAAGAAGTTTTACGATGCGAGCCGAAAACAACCAGCGCACCTTGAACCATTATATGATGATGATCAACTTCATTGTAGCGAATGGTGCCAAGGGAACGATGCTTGTTGACGAGAACGCATTGAGCGAGAAACAGAGCATCGATGAAATGCAGGTGAACTATACCAAAACGGATAGTATCATCTTGTGGAACTCCAAGAATGGAGGTAAACCACCTCAGACATTGGTCAACAAGAGTATTCCGGCAGGTGTTGACTTCATGGTGAATTTTGCCAAGACGATGGCAAGCGAGGGAAGTGGTGTGCAGGGTGCTCTTCAAGGACAGCACCGGAATACCAGCGGTAAGCAATATCAGTTGGAAAGAGAATCATCATCTACCACCATACAGGACTTTGTTGAGAGTTTCAACAACTTTAAGGTACGTGTGGCCAAGAAGAAACTTTACCTGATACAGGAATTTTGTACCGATGCTGACAGCGTGAAACTGACAGGTGATGAATTTGAAATTCACTTCAATTCAGAGACCATGAGAGATATGGATCTAGATGTTTCTATCGACTTGGACGCATACAGTCCACTTATCAGAGCAGCCAACAACGATATGGCTTGGCAGATGATGGTGAGCGGCAAGATGGATCCTTATACCATGCTTACGGTTGCTAATTTCCCTGGTACAGGAAGAATGAGGAAATACTTCAAGGAGCAACTGGAAAAGCTAGAAGCTCTTCAGGCACAGCAAGCAGCCAATGGACAGATGCCTACAGATGGAGGGCAACAACAGGCAACAGCACCTGATACGCATCTAAAGGATTCCAGTGATGGAGCAAATGATTTGGCAGCCCTTCCTTCGGCAGCTATGTAGAAAAGAAGTTCTTAGTTAATTCATAATATTGAACGAAATGTTGTTCGGTTCTTAGATTAGATTATTTTATTTTTTTAGGTTTATTAGTTTTTAAGGTTGTTAGATTGTGAAGAGGAAGCCGTGATGGTCTCCTCTTCTTTTTGTTTAGTCAATACCATGTTTCTTCTTGTATATGCGTAACTTAAACATCAGGGTAGAAACTCGGTACATGTAGTATTCTTGCCAGTTTTTTAGTTTGGTTGTGCGCACCTTGTTGTCCGCATCGCAGCCGATGGCTCCCCACTTGGAAGGGGTATAGTAGTAGGATGCGGCTTTGATGTCTTCTACATTTTTGAAATAGCGAGTGGCTTTCCACTTGCCCATCTGGACTAATCTTCGATAGGCGAGCATGCACTTGCGGTTAGGATCGTAGGTCATAATCGCCCAATCTTTATGCGACTGGTCGTAGAGCATGTAGAAACGAGGCGCACCACATTCTTTATACTTGGCAATGGTTGCCTTGACTCCTTTTTGCCACATGCGTGTGGCACGGAAAAGTTCGATACGAGTGACGATAGGCTGGTAGATGGCTATGAGCATCTTACGCAGCAGGTTTGAATAACTTTGTTTCATTTTTCTTTTTACTTTTAATTATTAACTTATATGGACAGGCGATAGAATCGCCTGGAACGGTGACTATACAGGGGCGTATCATGCTGCTGGCTAGATAGAGGCTAGTTGCCCCACCACCTATGCCTGACAACTCAGCTACTACTGGAGGGCGGTTGCGGAGACGTTCACGTTCTATCTCTGACTTTGAACGGAATGGAACGATTTCCGGTGCTGGCATATCCTTTTCTACGTAGAGGGCAATGGCGCGCGCCATGACACGGTCATCATGCTTTCCGGCTACGGCTCCATAACAGTCGTTCTGCTTGTAATAGAGGAAATAGGTACATTCGTCTATTGCCGCAAGTTCTCGTTCCATATAGCCACCATCACGGATGATGCGAGCCATGGTCTTCACTACTGCCACCTTGGTTGCCTTGTTGGTATTGAATCCCCATTTCATTTCGATATTCTTCACCTTCTTCAGTTTGGATTGTGATGCGCTATAGAGGTTATCGTATAGAGGCAGAAGGATAGGGAAGAACAGCTCTGACTGATTGCCCTCGGTATTGTTCATGCGCGAGTAGGCGGTATTGTTCTCGATGACCAGATAAGCATCATTATAGAAATGAGCTATCTGGGCGCAGCGCATGGCTAACTGATCGGCATCGCAGTGGCCATGCCACTCAGCTACGATTTCCGGTACACCACCATAGATTTCATCGTAGCGGTCGAGGACTACAATATCTGAGAAGTCGGAGGTTTTATGAGAACCACCAATATCGCAGGCTACAACGTAACGGTGCTTGACAATCTCGGAGTTATCGGGTCCAGCCCAAACTTTGAGAGGTCCACCAGCACGCTCTACGAAACGGATGTTGTTCATGCAAGCAGGGTCGGCTGCATCGTAGGAATCTCCCTCGATGTCGCCCACCATGATAGGCTCGATGCCCTTGCAGTCCTCTTCCATTTCCTTCAACTTGTATGGGTCGAAGACTGTAGTACCTGAGAAGAGGAAGGCTTCTACATCATCAGAAGGGAACTCCTGACGCATATCGTCAAGAGTCTCATACTCCTTGGACTTCTCGATATACCAATGGATGCCCTCGAAGGATGCGCCTTTACATTCGTAGAGCCACCAATAGTACTTACCATGACCTTGCTCGTCATTGCGATTCTTCCACAGCCAGATGGCGAAATCGGCACGTTCATCCTCGGAAGCAAATGGCAATATATATTTTTCAATTTCGAACCATGCCACGAAGACAGGAGTAAATGCAGACAGAGGTTTTCCGTCTTTGTCTACTGAGTTTGCGGCTACCCAGGCATCGTGGAACTCGTTTTCTCGTCCGTTAGGCGTTGACTCTCTGACGATGAATGTTAAAGGATCTGGCTGAATAGATGATGATGCAGCCTTGATCACCTTAGCTGGAGTCCACTCTGTGGTGTTAGGGAAGAAGGCTTCCTCAGTAATATGAGCAAGGGCAGCATCACCAGAACGACAAGATTCTGGGTTACGGGCAGAACCCGTCTGTATCTTGCAATCGCGTGGAATGAGATACTTGATATTCTGTATGGTTCCTGATGTCTTGATTTTGCGAGGGTCGTTCTTAAATGGTACACCAATGTCGTAGAAGAGCCATGTCGGAATGGCATTAATTAGCTTCTCGTACATATCGAATACCTGTGTGGCAGATGAAGACTGGTGGCCAACGATATTACTATTCCAGTTTGTCTTCCAGAAGATCTGCAGCCATGCCATGTAGATGTCGGTAAGGGTAGAACCACCCCATTGGCGGCACTTCAAGAGAATGACACGGATATAGTGGTACTGACTATGAAGGCGTAACTGTTCGAAGACCTTGGCTAGTTTGATCTGGGCATTGCGAAGAAGAAAAGGTATATCCTCACCACCATCCTTATTCTTGATTCGGGCATAGGCGTAGGCGAAGAAATAGAAATCATGCTTACAGCGCAGGCGGATGAGATACCGGAAGACTGCATCGCGAGCCTTCTCTTGGTCGAAGTCAGGCATGTACTTATCGCAGAAGGCCTCTATAGAACCACATTTGATGATGGCGCAGAACTTCTTTTCTTTCAGCATTTCCACCGGGAGCCAGAGTTTCTTTCCCTTTAAGAAATCCGAGATGACACATTCAAAGCGGAGACCAGGGGCATTCTCTCCTGTAATGGGACGATAAGTAGCGAGGAGACTACGGAGTCTTCTCTTATCTTCTTCAAGAATCTCTTTGAGCTTCTTATCAGAAATCTGCTGCTGAGGTCGAACCTTTAAGGAGGATTTTGCTACAGGCATTCGTTATATATAATAATGTTAAGTGTTGAATGTTAAATATTAAGTGTGTTGGCATGTCGGATAAATCTCTCTGCCTTGGCATAGATGAAACCTAAACAGAATAGGACTATGTGGAAGATACCAGCTATGTAAGGGAGGAGGAAACCTATAGCCATACCGAGCATCATTTGCCAGAAGTAGATGCGGTGATACCGATAATACCATTGCGCTGAGAATCCCATGAAGAAAGAAATCAATACGGATGCACCCAATACAGGTAATGCCGGATAGTATACGAACGATAGCAACACGGAGCAGAGCCATGCAGCCAGTAGGCGATGAAAGCGAAACTGATGATGAACCATCAATATGCACCATCCGTTGATACCCCAGTGTATAAAGTTGGCATGACCGAACATATAGGCGAAATGGGTGTATAATGGCGATGATGGAGACACAGCCAGCGAGGCATGAAGCGGAATGATGAAAGCCATCAGGAGGATGATGAGAAGTGTAATATATAATGTACGCATAATGGAAGTGATTTATCGAGTTATGAATGATGTTTTCTTATTGCGGAAATAATTGTTTATTTTCATCTGTATGTAGCGTGGAGCCATACCCAAATTGGGCGCAGGAAGATTCAGGCATACATACACAAGATTTTTGGTATTGTATTCCTTGTATTGATCCATCTGCCGGAGACGCAAGAAATCCTGATAGAAATCTTCAAAGAGTTTTTCTTTCATGGCTTGGTATTTGCCGAATTTAGGCTTTTCCCCCTTGATGCGTTTACATACATACCGATAGGCTGTGCTATCGGCGAGATAATAGCAAGAGGCAGGCATCTTGGCGATGTAATCGCATATCTTAGCCATGGTGGTAGGATATTCTACCATCCTCTTGGCCTTACGAAAGAGCAGATACATTTCTTGATCTCTTTTAAGGTAAATTTCGGATATGGAATTTAGATGTTTCATACCAGCAAAATTAATTCATCAAGATGCAGAACTTATCACAAAGTAATGCGAAATTTTCCTTAATTTAGCACACAAATATTAAAAATGAATATTTATGGCAAAAGAAACTATTGATAATCAGAATGTTAAGTCAAAGCGAGATTCTTTCAGAGAGCGTCTTGCTCAGCGTTATCCGGACTTGAATATGGACGATGATGAGGCTGTTTATGGTCAACTTTCGACCGATTACGACCAGTATGACCAGAATAAGCAGAAAATGGATGACTTCAACAAAATGTTGCAGGAAAACCCTCATGCTCCAAGTCTGGTGACAGGTCTTGTGACCAAGAAAAATGCCGATGGCAGCGACTTCAATTTTATCGATTTCATGATTGATGAGTTGGGTCAGGACTATGTTGATGCCATCAATGGTGACGAGAAGGCTAAGGCTCGTTTGAAGGCTAGTGAAAAAGAGAAACTTGAAGCCAGCGAGAAGCTAGCAAAGGACAATGAGCAACTTGCAGCCAATATGGAGCAAGAAGATGCCGAACTTGATGCAGCCATTAAAGAAGCGAAGTTGAAGCCTGAGGCGATTACCGATTTGATAGAATGGCTTTACAAGCGTAGCGATGATGGCGAGGATCATGATGATGATGGTTTCGTATGGCGTGCAGCTCGGTATGGCTTGAAGAAGGAAGACTTCTTGCGCCTCTTTCAAATCAAGGACTTCGACAAGGCTGTGGCTGATGCAGAAGAGCGAGGCTATAAGCGTGGAAAGAACGAGAAGATAGACCAGCAGAGGCAGCTTCACGATGGGAAACAAGGTGGTAAGAAGAACATCAACATTGATGGTGGCGGTGGTGCTCCTTCACTCCCAAAAGAGAAGAGCCGTACTGAACAGGTGTACAGCAAGATGATTGGAATGTAGAATAAGAAATTTATAATTAATAATTTTAAATGTATAGATTATGAAACAGTTTAAGAAATGGTTTGGTTTCATGATGGCGGTGCTCGTCATGATCCTTAGTGGTGGAAGTTCTTATGCAATGGCAGAAAATCCTCCTGCTATTCCATCTGGTGAAGGTGGTGGTGGCGCGACAGGTCCTACAGATGGTCCTGGTGTTGGTGGTACTGGTCCTAAATGGGCAGCTGCTAGTCAGGAACAGCAGGAAAAAATGGGAAATTGGGACTACTATGTAGCACATGTTAACCCAACCGTGGTAGAAATGAAATTGGAGAGTTGCCCTATCGATCAGATTCTTCGAGCTTCGAAACGAATGACTCCTGTTGACAGCAACCGCATCGAATATTATTCCATCGGTCAGCGACCAATCAAAACCAAACTAACTGAGAAACTTGCTAAAACTACAAGTGGTGGCTCAGTGACATTTAAGGTAGAAAATCCTACTGTGTTTGGTATTGGTGATATTATCATGGTTAACGGCATGCTGGGTTATGATGATAATGGTACCGACAGAAGCAAGATGATTCCTCTGCAGTTGCGAGTTACGTCTGTTGACAACGATGGTAATCCAACCTGTTATGCACTGAATGGCAAAAAGAATTCATCACGTGGTAACAGAGACATTCCTGAGGATATTGCCATTGGAACAGTAGTAATGCGACTTGGTAGAGCCGCTGGAGAAAAGGAGGTTGAAACAGGTAGTTACTATTCTATGCCTGACAAGAGCTTCCAGTATTGCCAGCGATTCATTATGCAGGTAGAGGAATCTCTTATTGACCGTATGATGAAGACCCAGGTTCAGTGGGACTTCACCAGACAGGAGAAAATGGCGATGGACGATATGCGTCAGGGCCAGGAGTTGAGTGGTCTCTTTGGCTATCGCTCTCAGTCGAATGGTGGAAAGGATGTTGGTATGGTATACACTATGGGCGGCATCTTCTGGGAAGCTGGAAAGGATTTGCAGATAGGTCACTGGGAGCCAAAGATGCAAAGGAACGATAAAGGCGATCTTGTTCCTGTAACAACGAAGGTAAAGGTTACAAACTCTGATGGTGCAACTGAGGTTGTGAAGCAGGTATACGAGTATGTAATCAGCGAGAAAGAGTTGACTCAGTTTATTGCTGCTATGTTGAAGGGTGCAGGTAACTCTAGCCGTACCAAACTCCTCTTTGTTGACAACTTGATTTATCAGGCATTTGCTAACCTTCGCTCTAACAAGCGTATCATTACACAGACAGAAAAGGACTATCAGGGTTGGAAACTTGATTTCGAGAAGTTCGAAAGTATGGGTACTAAGATTCTGATTTATCGTCACGATGCTTTTAACTCCTGGGGTATGGATGGTAGAGCTTTCTGCCTGGATGCTCGTTATCTGGATAAGTATGTATTCGGCACATGGACCAGAAATGAGTTTAACGCTAAGGATCTCTTGATTCGTAACACAGCAGGTGTTGTGATGGAGGAGTATAGCTGCTGGGTACTGACCTTCCCTGATGCTCATGCGCGTGTAGCCCGACCAGTCTTCACTGGTGATGGCGTGACCGATGAGGAGATTCAGGAGGCAGCGTAATCATCGTATAGGAAACTGATAGTTTTCTACATATATCAATCTAGGGGATAGTTGAGGCTAATGTAGTCTCACTATCCCTTCTCACCATAAACACAAATAGATATGTATAGATTTGTAGCTAAGAGCATGCTCATTTTTGTGGTGACTCTGCCGAGCGGACTGATCAAGAACATTGAGTTTGAGCGGTGTGGCAACGATGCCTATTCGTACATTACGGATAACAAGCAGGTGGCAGAATGCATCAGAAAGCATCCTCTTACGAAGGCAGGACGCATCATAGATGAGAGCCAGCCGGAAGAGGAGCAGATTCAACGTCAAAAAGAAGAGCAGGTGAAGGACGAGAATGCCCTTCATTTCGAGAACATCACCAAGGCCAAGAACTATCTCCAGAAGACGTATAAGATAGATGTAAGGAAACTGAAATCACCTGAGAGTGTGAAGGAGAAGGCTAAAGAGCTGGGTGTGGTGATTGAGTTTTAGTTTGTAGTTTATAATTTTTAGTTAATAGGTTTCTTGCTTATGGAAGTTCTTATGAGTGACCTTGTGAAGGAAATGCGCGTGGCTATGGACGAAGTGATCCATGATGAGGTGAATGACATCATTACAGATGATTCGGACACGGAAATGAAGCAAGCCATTGAAACGGCAGCTCAACAGATCCTGCTACAAGCACCAGCGCAAATGATTCTCCCCAAAAGGGTGGAAGTTTCGCTGAACGAAAGCGGCAAGCAGGATTATGATGCCATCCAAACCCAGTTTACAGATGGGCATGGTTGTCTGACTATTCCAGAAGATTGGCTGAGACTGGTAGAACTGAAACTGAAAAGTTGGCAAAGCACGCTGACTATGCTGATGGAACCGGGCAGCAAGGAGGCTCAGATGCAAGCCTCCCGGTGGACCAGGGGCACGCCCCAGAAACCAAAGGGCATGATTACCACATCGCCAACTACAGGAAAGCGAGTGCTGATGTATTGGACTGCCGGAAGGTATGATGCCAACCATGCACCTGTTGGAGCTGTATATGATCATGAGGTTGAACTGTTCACGTATATCCCTTATCAAAAGTTAGAGGATGTGTATTCTACTGATACTGGGCATGAAAACGAAGTGACCGACCAGAAGATCATCCTTTCCCTGACAGATGAATGCAAGAAATATCTTATCTATCGTGCCATCAGCATCTTCCTGGTAAGTAAGAAGGAAAGCGAACTGGCAGAAAAGTATAACCAATTATCTCAAATATAATATTTTATGGCTAACGATATAGATAAAACAAGTCCTCACTACAAGGGTGATTTTGGCAGCATCTATGAGGTGAACAAGAAGTTCCCTACAGGAGGTGTTGCTGGCGACTTTGTGGTGATAGAAGGCTGGGCACATTACTGGAATGCGCCCAGAGGCACTTGGTGTGTGAATGCCGAGAGAGATAGTTATTGGGATGAGTTGATAACGAGTCTTATTGAGAAGTTTAAACTCATAAGAGGTGCCACGTATATGGGCGTGGCTAGTCTTGACACTGTGCCAGCAAAGGTTATCGGTGCCAAGATGTATTATTTTGCGACCGTAGCTGGTACGTATAAGAACTTTGATAATCTCGTAGTTCCTCAGGGCATCAATGTGCTCTATTCTGAGAATGGCAGCAGCTGGGTAAACACAACCTTGCTGGAAGTGGCTCAGCAACTAGGAAAGTCTGAGGATAAGGTAATGTCTCAGAAAGCAGTGAGTGACAAACTCAGTGACTTAGAAAACAGACTTGTCGTCCTCGGAGAGAATGAATACAATTCAATCAACAAGGACGAAAGCAAGATTTATTTTGTCTATGAGGAGGAATAGGGATGATTAGGGCATTTGGGCATGACATCGCTATAATACTAGCCAAGGGCAGGATTATTGCAGCAGTATATCAAGGTACGAAACTAGTTTGGCAGGCGGTTCGCTCTTGCTTCGGGAGTGGTCGTTGGATAGATTCGAAACCATGGATAGATAACGAAGGGTGGAAAAACAAATAAAATTATAAACAATGGGAAAAGTTTTTGACAATCCAATAACTCTAGAAACTGACTGGGGAGGGGATGCTAGTACAGGAAACCTTCCAGTGTCGGGCAGACGAGTTCAGGAACTCATCAAGAAGACCTTCACCAAGAAGGGTGGATGCGTACAAATTAAAGATAAGAAGTTTTTGCAAATATTCGCAGATGAAGCATCCATGAAAAAGTATAATTCCGACACGGAAAAGTACGAAGATTTAGTTGTATCGCAAGTTCAGCTTCCGAACACCGGAGCTACACAAGCGACAATGAAAAATACGATATTAGTCACACCTAGCGAGTATACGACCGCTGGGAGTGTAGAGACTTTTAAGTTTAAGTATTTGTCTTATTACGAGAATGAAGGTGACCTTTCTCAGGTTAGTGGTTCTTGCACTGTCTATGTTGCAGGTAAGCAGCGTGAGAGAATAACCTTGCGCTCTGGTAATACATACACTATAGACGTAACTAAGTACATCGGGGAGGATGTAACCGAGATTAGATTTACTATAGACAATGCAGAGGGAAGTTCTAGAAGCTATGTTTACGAAGTGACGATGGTCAACCTTATGGTATCTTCCAGCTTCGACAGCGTGACTGCATACGAAGGTGTTATACCTTTCGTTTACACTCCTATTGGCAACATCAAGAAGACCGTACACATTATTTTGGACGGCAAGGAGATACACCAAGAAGAAACTGATGTCAACAACCGTCAGCAGACTTTTGATATTCCAGCGCAAGCGCACGGAGCGCATAGCCTGGAAGTTTATTTGTCCGCATCCGTGCATGGTTTGGAATTGAAGAGTAACCATCTTAACTTTGCACTCGTATGTATCGAGCAAGGAAACGAAACCCCAATCATCGCTAGCACCATGGAACATATACACATGAAGCAGTACGAGACGGTTTCCATTCCTTTTGTGGTCTACGACCCACTGAACAACCCAGCAGACATTGCTTTGAAGATTAACGATTCCATCGTGGCAACACGAAAGGTTGACCGCACCCAGCAATCGTGGGTATACAAGTCTATGAGCCAAGGAGATGCTACTATGACAATAACTTGCAGAAGTGTAAGCAAGACATTCTCATTGACTGTAGACAAGTCTTCTATCACATCAGAGGCAGAAACCCAGAACCTTGAGTTGTTCTTGACATCACAGGGAAGGAGCAATCAGGACACAGACAGGGAAACATGGGAGAACAACGGAATTGCAGCTTCGTTCTCTGAAATGAACTACATAACCAACGGATGGATAGTCGATAAGGACGGCAACACAGCCATGCGATTGAGCGGTGGAGCAGCAATGACCATTCCTTTGAAATTATTCTCTAAGGACATCAGACAGACTGGCAAGACCATAGAGATTGAGTTTGCTGTTCGCCAAGTTATAGACTATGAAGGTGTTGTTCTCTCTTGTCAGCAGGGTGGCATTGGTTTGCGACTGACACCGAACACAATATCCCTAACCTCGGAGCAGTCAACACTGGAGACCAAGTACAAGGAGGATGAGCGAGTGCGTGTGTCCTTCGTGATTGAAAAGCGAGCCAACAACCGATTGATGCAGATTTATATCAACGGTATCAAATCGCAGTCACTGCAATACCCAGCCAATGACGGATTCGTTCAGCCATCACCAGTGGACATAACCGTAGTATCATCGACAGCCGCTATAGACATCTACAACATCAGGAGCTACTCTAACAACCTCAATGCACAGCAGCTACTGGATAACTATATTGCAGATATGGACGATATAGACAAGAAACTGGCTATTTTTAACCGTAATCAAGTCTATGATACATACGGCAATTTGAGTTATTCTAAGATGCTGGAGCAGATACCTTGCCTTATCATTACTGGCGAGTTATCGCAGTTTAAGGGAGACAAGAAAACTGTGAGCATTGAGTACGTTGACAAGAACCATCCAGAGAAGAGCTTTACTGCCGATGATGTTGTTTTGAACGTTCAGGGTACATCTTCCCAGTACTACCCACGAAAGAACTATAAGGGGCAGTTTAAGAAGGGTTTCAATATGACGGAGAGCGGAAAGCACGAGGATGCCTTTACGCTGGACGAGAATGCTGTTTTGCCTGCCGTTAACTTCTGCTGGAAGGCTGACTTCGCAGAATCAAGCGGAACACACAATACCGGTTTGGCTAACTATATCGGGTGGATGCTCAAGGAGGCGGGCATCTTGACTGAACCACAAAAGAAGAACGGTTTGATACGTACCACGGTGTACGGAGAGCCTTGCTTGATTTTCCATCGTGCTAGCGCAGGTGATACACCTCTGTTCATCGGCAAGTACAATTTCAACACCGACAAGAGCGCAGAGAACACATTCGGTTTTGCGGAGGGGGACGAATCATGGGAGTTTCTGAACAACACCAGCGACCGCTCGAATTTCCGTTCGGCAGACTTTTCAGATGACGGATGGAAGAACGATTTCGAGAGTCGTTATCCAGATGGAAACGAGGATATTTCCCACATGAGGGAAGTGTTCACCTGGGTGGTTTCATGCAAGGATAATATAGAGAAGTTCAAGACAGAGTTCGCTGAGCATTTTGACAAGAAGACGATAATTTTCTACTACGTCATCACTTTGGTTTTCGGAATGGTTGACCAAAGAGCGAAGAACCAGTTCTTAACATTTTATGTTGGTGGAAAGTGGCTTTTTATCTTCTATGATAATGATACGGTCTTCGGTATCAATAACGAGGGCGCAATTCAGTTTAGCTACGATATAGAAATACATGACATTATCGGTAACTTGAATGTATGGAACGGTGCAAACTCCTTGCTTTGGGAGCTTGTGGAGCAGGCTTTTTCTTCCGACATCACGAAGATGTACCAAGACTTGCGTCAGAAGGGCATTCTAAGTTACGACAAGACTATAGAGTTCTGCAACACAAGACAGAGCGACAAGTGGTGCGAGAGCGTCTACAATGAGGACGGGTACTTCAAGTACGAATCGCCTTTGATTGACGGATATACGGACTATTCCACTGGAACTGCGCAGACCGTGAAAACTGGTGCGTTTCTCTATGCTCTCCAAGGTAGCCGAGACGCACACAGAAGATGGTGGCTCTACAACCGATTCAAGTACATGGATTCTAAGTTCCAGGCAGGCTCTTCGTTGTCTGACTACATTACTTTCCGAACATACACACCGAGTGTATGGGCAGGTGTCGAGCCAAAGGCAGACATCACCATCGGTGCGTTCTCGGCAATGTATGGAACTATTCGCTGGGGTAGCGTGACCAAGAGTGAGAGAATGCGAGAGGGAGAAGTGAAGACTATCACTGCACCTGCTGGCATCAAGTTCAACGACACCGAGACCATTATCTACAATGCGTCTATGATTAAGACTATTGGCGACTTGTCGGCTCTATACGTTGGCACGGTTGATGTATCTAAGGCAACGAATATCACGGAGTTGATTATCGGTTCTTCCAAGACAGGCTATCAAAATCGAAACTTCAGCGTTCTCTCGCTGGGCAACAATGCGAAGTTGCGCAAGCTGGACATTCAGAACTGTCCCAACTATACCACAAGCATTGACGTGAGCGGTTGCGAGAACATAGAGGAAGTGTATGCGAAGGGAACGAAGGCTACAGCCGTGAATCTTGCTGAGGGTGGAGTGCTAAGAATTTTGGAACTCCCAGCCACCATTACCAACTTGACTTTAAAGAACCAGCCAAAGCTTGGTACTGGTCTATCAGTAGATTCGTGGGCGAACGTAACCACGCTTGTTATAGAGAATTGCCCGAATATCGAGCCGCTAGACATTGCCGAGAAAATCCTTTCCTCGGACAACGCGCTCGTATACGTAAGATTCACCAACATCAATGCACTGAAAGCCAATTTCGCGATACTCAACAAGCTGTCGAACATCAAGGGTGTCGGAGACAATGGGGAGTACACTTCAATTGCATATTTGAGCGGAAAATATACTGTGCTTAAAGCTACTGAGGAAGACATCGAGAGAGTGAAGAGCATTTTCCCTCATTTGACAATCACAGCAAGAACTCTACTGAAAACAATATTCGCCACCTTCGAAGTGGTAAGCCAGTACGGAGCAATAAAAGGAGCGACCGTGGAAATCAATGGCTTGACATACGACCTTTCTTCGGGAACGGTAAAAGTGCCATTGGCAGAAGGAGAACGCTACGATTACGTTATCCGATATAGTGGAGGCGAAGATAGAGGAACCATTCAGTCTAGTTCGGACGAGACAGTATCAAAGTTGTACTATATTAAATTTGACATAATGACGATGAAGCCAGAGCCTAATGGAAAGATGCAAGTTTTGTTGGCTGGTAAATCTGTGTCTATTAGCAGACTTTCTGGTTCTTCTGTCAATATAGATTGGGGAGATGGAAGTACCAGCAATGAAGGCTCGCATACTTATACGGATGGTAATGCTTTTCATAATGTATCTTTGGATTCCGTCGAAGAAAAAAATACACAAGTATCTTTTTCAGAAGGAAGCATTGTAGCCTTTTGGACGGTTGGAAATACAATGATAGGTCCAGATAGTCTAAAAAGACAAAGAAAATTGGAATATGTAAGTGAAGACGTATGTTTTAATTCATCATCTTTATCAAGCTTCTTTTATGGTTGTAGTAGTCTAAAGGAAATACCAAAATCCGTTTTTATTTCAAATGGGGATGCTGGTTGGCTCAGTGGGTATGACAGTGAAGGTATTTTTCAAGGATGCGGTTCGCTCAAGTCTATTCCTGCTGGATTGTTTGATAATTTAAAAAATGCAGAAATTGCCGTCTCTGCTTTTGAAGGCTGTTCAACCATAGAGAGCGTTCCACGTGGATTGTTCGACAAGATGGAAAAACTACATAAAATTGATATGTCAAATTATTCCTATACTAATTATTATGGAATTTTCTCGAGGTGCAGATCCTTAAAAGAAGTTCCATTTGACATCTTCGACAAAAATCCTATAGGTAGCTTTGACGGAACATTCGCAGAGACTAAATTGACTGTTGGTTTACTACCAGTCAGCTTAAAGATGCCAGGTGCAGAGCATAGTTATGTTTACAATGGGTGCCCGATAGAAAAAATCATAGGAAGAACAGAGACACCAGCAACAATAGATTCAGACTGCATTCCTTCTAGTGTGTTGAAAATTTACGTCCCAGATTCAGCGATTGAGGCATACAAGGCGGCAACGAACTGGAGTGCCCACAAAGACAAGATTGTTGGATGGAGCGAGTTGACGGACGAGGAGAGACAGAAGTATGGATTAACAATATAAACGATTAGGATATGAAGATAGACAAAAACAACGACAAGCACATCATCGCTGATGATGGCAAGACGTTCGAGCGCATCGCAGATGGCACGAGCTATGGCAAGGAGATTTATCTAGGGTATTCGTATTTCATTGGTGGGGAGAAGTTGGACGTTCCCCACCTTGACACGCCCGAGGACTTCCGAGAGGTTGACGAGCCAAAGGAAGATGAACAAAAAGAGAACAGAGGTGAAAACTCTAAGTCTCTGAGTTTAGAAACTTAAAAAATAGATATATGAAGAATAATAAGAAACAATTACATGAAGCACTGGCAGTGCTTCTTACCAAACTTTCATCGGCAATGGACAATCCATTGCTGATGGATAACTACGTTACGAAAGCCTTGCGCACGGTTCTTTTGGAGTTTAAGGAATCTGGCGAGCTTTATGATGCCTACAAGGAACAGATACAATCTACCATGGAGAGTGACAATCCTTGGATAGGCATGCTGATGAAATCGATTAGCGGTGATGCCTCTGTCAAAGAGAGCATGACCGATGAAGCCATTAAAGGGATGGTAAACTCTATGTTAGGAGAATAAGCTATGATCAGATGGGTATAAATATAATAAGGTGTAACTCTTTATAGGGCTACACCTTATTATTTATAGGTCAATCACTATTCTCACAGATGTACATAACAAATGAGCTGCAATCTGTATGATCGGAGCCCTTTCAAAAATAATTTGCTTACAGATTGTTACTTTAGCAAAGTTTAACTATAAGATATTGCGCAAAATGAATAAAAATGCGCAGAAAGTTGTAATTTTGCGCCAAATTCTTACTTTAAGAACTATAATTGTAATCAACAACTAAGAAAAGGAGGTTTTTTATGACACAAGAACAAGAAGCCGAAGTCCAACGGTTGATAAAGGACATTGATGTGACAGAACTGATGAATATGCTTAAGAAGCATGGTAATCGGTATAGCAGAAGAATATTGAAGTTTTTCAGATGGTTTTGTAAGTATGTGCCTATCATGATTATGTGCTTTCACGCTTATGGAATATGGGAGTTCTCTCAGCATCCCCGTGAGATGTTTATCCCCTATAATGAAAATATGCCTTGCTATATCTTTATTTATTTCATGGTTTACGTCCTGCCGATGGTGACGATACTGGCAAGTAGATTTTTCTTCTTGTGCCAGCGGTATCGCATTCCATTTATATACTTCTTAGGTATCAATGCGGCTCATATTGTAGAGTGGAATTGGTACACAACTAAAGATATGGTGGATTCCTGCTTTACGGTCATGGCCGTGACAGCTATATTCTATTTGTATAGCTTTGCTAAAATGTTTGTTAATGAAACGAAGATGGGCAGAAAGATTTGCTCCTGATAGAGAATGCTGGAGATAATCGGAGAATAACAGAGATTTTTAGGAATAATATTGAAAAAAGAAGATTTATGAAGAAGGTACTGAATTATGATACCCTGGGATGGGCATTGAAATCATTGAGCGATGCTTGCTTTAAGGCAGCAGAACAGCAAAAGAATGGGGAGAAGGTTACGGCTTGCGGTATGAGCGATGACGATCTGGACAATCTTTGTGAACAGATTCCGTTCATGCTGAATCCGTATATGACTGCCGGGCAGGTAAAGAAAGAGGCGCATATCAGCGAATCTACCCTAAGAAGGGCTATCGCTGATGGGGAGCTGGAAAGTGTGGGGAATGCTGGCGATCATTCTCATTTCTTCAAGAAATGGGATGTTAGAGAGTTTATCAAGAAAAGACTGAAAAGAAACAAGAACTAAGCCCTATCGCAACACGGATAAGCGATATGAATATGGTAACATTTTTATTTGTAGAGTGTGCTATCATTATAATGTTGAGCGTTTCGTTTAATATCTTTGTTTGGTGGACAGGAGATTATAAACGCAAGAAGTGGTTGTTTGCGTGGCTAACATTTATCAATATGATAGCGATTGCTGGAACCATCATCACTTATTTTATGGGTAAATAACAGAATAATGAAGAGAAGCTGATGAGGCTTCTCTTTTTTGACATGAGTCTATGTCACCTTAAATCATTGGAAATCAGCCACTAAAAGAATGTTTGACAGAGTTATGAAACATGTAGATATTTTGGGATAACTTTGCTGCCGTAATCGATTACATGTGTGAATAAACAAAATGTACAACTTTTATTTCTTTAGGAATTATGGCAGAAGAAGTAATTAAGACTACCTCTTGTTGCAACGATGCAATGATGGGTGGTTTGCTTGGAGCGATGGCAAATCGTGACAGCAATCCTTTGGCAATGGCGGCTATGATGCGTAACCGTGACGATGATTATATGTGGAACAATCCTTTCGCCTACATGATGATGATGGGCATGATGCGCTATATGTATGGTGCAGACTGGAACAATCGTGACAATGGCGCAGACGTGCAGCGTGCGGAGATTCAGGGTCAAATCGAGAGTTTGCGCAACCAGATGGCAGACAACCAGAATAGCAACTTGCTGATGGGTGCCATCCAGGGTAACGGCAACGACCTTAAGATGTTGGCAAGCAATCTGAACTGTGACTTCAACGCCTTGCAGAACTCTATCTGTGGCATCCAGGCAGGCATCCAGCAGCTTGGCGGTCAGGTAGGATACTCGGCAGAGCGAGTAATCAACGCTATTTCGCAGGGTAACTTGCAGATGACAATTGCGCTTAAGGATTGCTGCTGCCAGACGCAGCAGAACATTATCCGTATGGGTTATGAGAACCAGATGGGCCAGAAGGACATCGTTAACCAGATGCAGCAGGGCTTTAGCTATACCAACACTGGTATAGAAAGAGCAGCTTCGAACCTCGGTTTCCAGATGCAGCAAGACAAGTGTGACATCGTCCGTGCAGGTGAGAACAACACTCAGCGTATTATTGACACCTTGACAGGGCATTGGAGCCAGGAGCAAGCCAACGAGATTCAGGACTTGAAGTTCAAGAACTCACAGCTGCAGCAGAACATCTACCTTGCCAATCTGATGAATGGCGGTTGCGGATGTGGCGCAGGTGTAGCAGGTGGCTATCAGTAAAAAAGTAAAGAATGAAACAGAAACGTAGTGGTATGAACAAGATTTCTCCAGTGGGTTTGGCTACTACAGCATTGGTAGCCAACCAAGTTTCAGTCTTAGCTACTTACAATGAGAAGCTTTGCAGACCTTATTGCGTGAACGGCAACGTGCAGCCACAGGCTAGCATAACTTACAGTTATGATCAGCCTATCCTTAACGGTACAACGGTGTTTGTGCCTATCGTGGCAACTATCTCCATCATTACGCCTGTAACAGGCAACAAAAACATGATGAGAGCACAGCCGTTGATTTACACGGAAAGATGGGTAGCAGCCTTCCAAGGGCAGACAGCTCTGCCAACGGCTGTAACCATCACCAGTGTAGGCAGAACGCAAAAGGCTAACGATGTGGTATGCGGAAAGGCTAGAGGCCTGAGCATATTTGACAGTCTAACCGTAGCATTGACTACTGCTTAGTATCATTATAGGGGGAAGGGATGGATGGTTTGTTAGCCATCGTTTCCCCCGCATTATCCATTTAAAAAGATACGATTATGATATTTAAAGATTTAAAGGCAGGTTTCCCGGTCTTTTTGTTTGACCGGGCGACTAGAAAATTCAAGCAGGGTAAAGTGATGAATACTCCAAGCCCTGATATTAGTGGTAGCAAACCCAACATGATGCCACAGATGCCTGGCATGCCAAATTTTGGCACCATGAACGTGAAGGTGAATGTTCAGACGGAAGACGGAAAGCAGTCAACCTATTCGGTAGTTGATACTGAGCAAACAGCATACAGTGACACCCTTGTAATCTCTTGTAGTAAGGAGAGTATCATCAACGAGGTAAACGCATTGAAGAACCAAGCCAATGACATCATCAATAAGATGCCGGACTTCGAGCAGACCGTAAAGGACTGTGATCAACTTCTCTCAGAACTGGACACTTCGTTTCGTGACCAGCAGAGAACAAATCAGCGGCTCGACAACATGGAAAGCAAGCTGGACGAGATTTTCAAATTTGTCAAATCACAAAAACAAGATTGATATGAACTTAGTAGAACTTATCACAAAATATCAGAGTGACGCCACACCGGAGCAGATGGTGAAGGTAACCAAGATCATCGGCAAGTTTGTGGCTATGCACGCTACGGAAGATGACCTTCTTAAACTCTATAAGGAGATTTATGGGGTTGTGGGTAACGGCCACTTCAACGACTTCTTTGCTGAGGCTCAGATCAAGAAGATGGTGTTTGAGGATGACAAGGAGGTAGAGCATCGTGCTCCTTACTATACCGCAGCTAAGACTCAGGAGATCTATGAGACGGTGAAGGACGAGATCAGACCTTACAATCAATGGGATTTTGCCGTGGTTCTGAACATGATTTACTCTGACAACTATAATCTGATGAAGAAATGGTTCCCAGAGGACAGCGAGGAGCAGATGATGGACAAGATGGTGGACCTTGCCGTGAACTGGCTGAGGGATGATGATAACCCTTATGGCCATTGTAAGGCTTGGGGGTACTTCAATCACTAAATTATTTCCATAATGACCTAAGATATATAAAAGAAAACTATCAGAAGAAGAGAATGCAGGCAGAAAATGGGCTTGTGTTCTCTTTTTTCGTATGAAGTTGCGCAACTTATCACAGATAACTGGGAATGATGGCTTATATTTGCATCGTTTCCATAATGGAGTGGGGACAGATAAATGAAAAAGAAAATGAATGATATTCGAGGTTACTTAATTGGGACGATATGGACCTTTCTGAGTCTGCTGGTTCCCATCAGGGATTTTATGATTGCCATGATGGTATTATTCGGGCTGAACCTGGTGTTCGGTATCGTGGCTGCAGTGTTTAACGGTGAAGAATGGAGCTGGAAGAAATTCGGAATGTTCTTTGTCTGTTGTGCGGTGTTCTTTGTGACGGTGGCAGCTCTGTTCATTATCGGTCACTTCCTGCATTCGGACACAGAGGCCTTGTTTTGCGTGAAGTGGGTGTGTATAGCTGCAACCTATCTGTTCACGACCAACATATTGAAGAACCTGAGACGGATGCTAGTGCCTGATACGCCATTTTATAAACTTGTGGAATATGCTTATTATGCGCTTACTCTAGGATTCGTAGAGAAATTCCCGATGTTTAAGAAGTATCAAGAATATAAAAACAATAAAGAAAATGGAAATGAAGGAAATCAGATTAGAGCAGTTGCTGATGGCAATGCCTAACGCAGGGAAGAGGGCAGAGAAGTTTCTGCCATACCTGAACCGATTTGCCGAGGAGTTTGAAATAAACACGCCTTTGAGATGGGCGCATTACTTGGCTCAAATAGCCCATGAGAGCGGTGAACTGAGATATACCAAGGAGATTGCCAGCGGAAAGTCGTATGAGGGAAGAAAAGACCTTGGTAACACTCATAAGGGTGATGGTGTAAGGTTTAAGGGGCGTGGGCTGATACAGATAACAGGGCGAGCCAACTACAGCAAGTATGCCGGATATTGTGGCTATGATGTAGTGAAGAAGCCCGACCTCTTGGAGCAGCCTCTTGGTGCCACACGTTCCTCGATGTGGATATTCGATACTTTCGGATGCAATGAATTGGCTGACGAGGATAATCTGAAAGCAATCAGACGGAAAATTAACGGTGGCTATAATGGTCTGGACGAATGCGAGGAGTATTTGAAAAGGTCAAAGCGAGCACTCAATATCTCATAGCTTATGAAATCGAAACATTTAATTATCTATCTGTTTGTATGGATAGCGTATTTCTCTGTACTCTTCCTTACGAGCTGCAAGACGAAAACCGTGATGCAGGAGCATTATATCACAGACAACACTGTGAGCAAGGGTTTGGATGCCAGTTGGCAGGAGCGGTTTATATCAGCCTTCGAGCAGATGGCTACATACCGTAACCGGGAGCATGAGACTTCGACCAAGGAGACAACTCATACAAAGGATAGTACTTCGACCACTGTAGACCAGAATGGAAAGCCTATCAAAACAGAAAGTTGGCACTCTGTTGTGACCCATAGAGACACTAAAGAGGTGACGAAGCTACAGGATTCTATCTCTACTATGAGTAAGAAGGTGGATAAATATCAACTCTTGATCGTGCAAAAGGACAGTCTGATTCGGTTAAAGCAGGACTCTATCCATGTATTGAGTAGAGAACTGAGCAAGGCAGAACAGAGGTATATTACCCTGGGGAAGTATACAGCCAAGATCATCTGGACCCTGGTAGTTGCAGTGATTGGTTTGCTGATTTGGTTGTGGCATAGAAAGAAATAAGGCTTATGAAAACGATAACTATAAAAATAGTGAAAAAGAGCGTGATGGGCGTGGTAGAGGGACTATCTGCCACGATTGCGCAGCATAACCCGGAGGTGGACTTTCAGACCGTCTGGGCGAGTGATGGAGAGGAAGCGAAACTGGATATATACTATCGGGAGGCGATAACCGACTTAGAAAACTTCTTGGCAAGATTCTCTTCTTCGACCACACAGCAGTTTGACCTACAGGCACTGGCTGATGATTTCTCAATTACCATCAAGACTTTGGTTTCTTGGCCACCTAGACTAAGTGGGGTTCTGACGAACCAAATACAGAACTATCTGGTTCATGCTATCCTTGCCGGATGGCTGAGCGATTTCCCGGATATGAACCATACGGACTATGCCAGTATGGGAGCGAGTGACCTTGACGCAATTAAGGAGATTTTGTTAAAGAAAGACTTTAGCTTTGCTGAGGCTGCAAGAACTCCTGACGATACAGAGAAAGAAGGGTCTTCGGCAGTTGATGCTGTTGCCAGAGGTTCTGATGCTGTTGTAAAGGATCATAGATATTCTTCTACAGAGAGAAGGGGAGTGGATGAAATGGAAAAGGATGCTTCTTCCTCTTCTACTTCAACGAGAAGCGAGGATGATTCTGATAAACAGATGAATGTGCAATCTGCTTGGGCAAGAACTTCGGACGGTGTAGGCAAGGAAGACAATTCTTTGGATGCTGAGGCTAGAGGCTCTGATGCAACAGTAAAGGATGGCAATACTCTTGATGCTGAGGCTCGAAATGAGGATGCGGTAGACAAGGATGAGCAGAGAGGGCTGAAAGGATCAGAGCGTAATCAGGACTTCGTTTCGCAACACTTCCATCATGATCATGTAGACTGGAGCGGAGGTAGGCCGCCTTATGAACTGAGGTAGATTTATTAATCATCTAAATATTTCGAAATATGGATAGTAAACTAATTACTTTGAACTTTAGCATGGAGCAGCTATGCAATGACATATTGGCTCGATGCTATGTGTTGAGCCAGGGACTGGTGGATGATGCCCAGAAGGACATCAGAGCCACTATTGAAAGCCCTGACAGTAAAGAGACTCGCAGCATTATTAATCGCGCAGTAACAGAAGCCATCGGCAATATCAAGGTTGCAGCTCAGCGTTATCTGACTACCGGACGTGTGGAGGATAACAACAATCTTGAGCGACTTGTTAAGGGTACGAAGAAGTATGTGTACACCGATAACAAGAACGGAACTTGGACGGAGGTAGTGACCACAAGTATCATCGGACAGGAAGATGAGGAAGTGACTACTACCGTGAATAAGGCTGGTAATGATCGGGAGGAAAGTATCTATGAGACTGTTACCCTGAAACTGGAGATTCCGAACTGGAATGTGGCTGTGACGGATGCGCTTAAGAGCAATATGCACCGGTATATGGTTGACTATACGATGAGCCAATTTTTGCAGGATCAGTATGCAGACAAGGCTGGACAGTATGGGAATAGTGCTACAGCAGACTTCAATAATATTAAGAGCAACCTGCTGAGCCGGGATAACTATACTTTGAGACGGCCGAGCTTTACGTAAGAGGCTATTGGGACAGGCGATAGAATCGCCTGGAACGGTGGCTTTTCTGCTAGAACTTTTTTTCTTCTTTCGTTTTAGGTGTGTTTATGGAAAGAGCCTTCGCTTCGGGATTACTCCTGATTTGCGAAGGCTCTTGTTTTTTTGACATGGCTTAGAAAGCCATGGAACGGTGGCTTTTCTTTTTAGAACTTGCTGAAACGCCTGATGATTTCGAGGCGCGTAGCAAAGTATTGATTCATTGATTTCATCTTCAGGTATAGGGCGATGCGGAAGAAACGATAGCTGTGAGTAGCCATGTAGCTGGACTTCATGCCGCCCAAGCGACCAATGTAATGCCAATTCTGATTATCATTGCTACCATATAACCACATGATTGGTATGCTGCCAGACGTGAGGGAATGGATATAGCCTGTAATGGAATCAGGTACGTTATCTTCATCGAACTTCAAGGTACGAGTAACTATGATACCATGATACTCTGTTGTATCTTCGTAATCGTAACCCTTATCAAGCACCATCACGCTGCCATCCCTATATTGTATGTAGGGGTGTGGGTATGAATTGATTGCCGTGAGCACGTTCTGTATAAGGAAAGTGCTCCAAGCATTATCCTTGATAGAATAGCAGAGTGCCACCGTATCAGCCGTAGAGGTCTTACTCGTCTGTGTAACATCCAGGCAGAAGATGCGAGAGTTTTTGTAGTCGTAGATGACCTGACAACGCTGGAAGAACTCTATTGGCGATGAAGTAAAATCTATGAGTTGACGCATCTGAGCCTTGATAGTCTTGACAGATTCGCTATCCCCTTCTGCATCAACGAAGAAGTTGAGGAACTTACCTAGGCTACCGGAAATGTTGAAGCCGGGACCATCTAAGACATCGGACATGGAAACCACCTGAGATTCTGCTATGCGACTGATTGAGCGGTTTGTGGCGAAAAGCACGGACTGGTCAAGCTGAGTGATAGACTTCGGATTGCTGCAAACCTCACGACTAATCGGGTGGATGCTGCTATAGGTGCCTTTGGAAGAGACTTCCATCGCCCAGATACCATCGGTAGAGAATGCCATTAATGGGTACTGACCAAACTGACCCTGTGAGAGCGCACGCGTGGTGGAGGCTATTCCCTGTATGGTTCCGATACCTACGGTATTGATTCCGTTTAATGGGAAATAGAAGGCATTATCAGACTCTGAGGTGTAGATCTTATTGGACAGTTCCACTACATCATCAACCGTATAATCAAACGAATCAACCTTATATTGCTCGAAATTGTCGGTTAAAAAAATGTCGGTGAAATCTCCCATGTGCATTGCTCCATTCAGTTCTTCGCATTGTTCCAGAGGGAAGACGAAGATGGCATCATTATCAGAATAATCCTTACAGAAGATAGCCATTTTATCAGCTCTGGAATCCGGGTAGAACTTGACAAGGTTGCCGATCATGAAGCCATCAATATCCTGACGAGAGAAGAATTTGTCGCTACTTTCAACATATTTCGTTCCGGAAGTGGTGTTGAGGCTAACTACAATTTTCTGAATTTTGTACCTTAATCCCTGGTAATTCGTACTATCATTGTATTTAAGGTTGTACTGACCTGGTAGCATAACATAACCGCTGAATCCTTGAAACAGTTTCTCTTTCAAGCCGTACAGATTGAGGCGGTGGTTATAGACATAGCCACCTTGTGCGAAGAGCGAGTTATGAGTTTTGTAGTCATCCTTCATCTGTTCCTGTAATGATACCTGATAGACTGCATTCTTGTCAACAGGTAATTTCTTCGCTGAGCAAATTGCTAAATCTGATAGTTTCAACGAACAGACCTTGTAGAAAGCAGAGGTGTTCTTTAATTTGTTACGATAGGCATCTGGACTAAGTGAAGGGAAATCTACAGAAGCGCCTCCAATATATTGTTTACCTTCATCAGAAGTGAGAGATGTTTCAAAAGTGAGTGATAGTAAACCTTTTCCTAGCATGAAATTTCTTCTATTATACCTGATACTTGAAATTTGCTTAGATGTGTCAACGTTAGAAATAGGAGGCGTAATGAATATATCTACCGATTTGATGACATCCTTCCATTCTTCAAGTTCTTCACGTTTTGCGTCCAGTATAGTATAGTTTAAATCTACATTTCGTGGATAATAAATAAATGCTGCCTTTGTGATATGTACACTGAATTTGTTATTATTTCCATCTATGCGCTGAAGGGTAAAGTCATCATTGGTATCGACGACATAATTAGTAAAACTTGATAAAGCGTTAGCCGACAGCACCATATAGCTATCAGGAATTTGCACTGGTATAAATACAGGTGAAGAGTGCATAATCATGGAACCATCAAACATTCTATAGCAATATCTAACAAAGAAATTTGCATAGAAACGTCCATTACGAGCAATAAGATTGTTTGTTCGATTGACAAGTGCATAGATGCTCTGTGTAAGATCGGACTGCTTGTCTTCTTTAATTGTAAGACATTCAAATTCTCTGATAAAAAGATCTGTTATGCTCGTGGAAATTTTTACCTTATCAAAAACGTCATTGCAGGAGTATGTGGTTTGCTGGAAGACTTCCCGGAAACCTTTAACACTACCTTCTGTTACTATTCCACCATTACTGTAGTTCTCTGGGTAATCATCGGAAATAGAAAAGGCGATTTCTACGAATGGAGGCTTCTGTGACAGATATTTATAGCCACCATCCACCCATAAAGCATAGTGAATACCATCTGTAGCTACAATGATAAGCGTATTACCGATGGAATTAACGGAAAGAACCGATGCTTCGTAGTCGAAGGACTTGATAGGGGTGGTTGAGCCAAGAGATCCATCCTGAAGAAACCAGTAGATGGCTGATGAGGCTATGGCTATGAGATGGCGGTAATTGCCAGTTTCGTGTACATAAAGAATCTTAGCCACTACACCATTAATGGTGAGTGGCTGAGAGAGGGGTGTTCCTGTGACAATAGAAGGGCGCAATGCGCCATCATGCAGCTCTAGATTGCCGCAGAGGGATAGCGCACCGTTTTCTACTGCCATTTCATCAGGAGTGAGGCTGAGGCCTTTGTATCTAATTGATTGTTGCATATTTCTTAATGTTTAATATTTTACTATCGGCAATGCTCGCTGTCGGCCCTGTTGACGATAGCCAAAGCTGGACAACTGACGCCATCTACATCGAGATTTATAGTTTCATTTGCCGTAACCAGTTCTATCTGCTTAGTACCAGTCGGGATATTCGGTATATAGCTAAGCAAGAAACTGACGGTAGAAACATTACTGGCATGGAGCTGCCCCTTACGGCCAGACAGTTTGATGCATACATCTTTAGCTTCTAACTCCGGTGTGGACTTGATTACATACATCTGCTTACTTGGCGTATAGAAACAGAAAAAAATCTTATCACCCGGATGGAGATCCAGCAGTTTGCAAGGACTAGACCTTAGAGTGATACGCCCATTCAGATTAAGGGCAAGTCCTCGCTTCTGAACGCGAGGACGATTGAGAATAATGACATCATTTGTTAGCTTCATAATCTGTAGGTTTGTGGAGCCAGAAACGGAAATAATCGTTTTCGGCATCCTGGTTTCGTACTTTGACGTATTCTCTGGTAACATAGAAATGCTTCTTGCTAAGAGTAGGGTTGAGGTTGTAATCATTTAACATCATTGCTGGCTCTACTCTGCCATCGAAGGAAATTTCATACCAGTAGCGATGAAGAAAGAACCATGGACGAAGACGGACCTCCTGGATGGTGGTGTAATGACTCTTGTCTGCCCGGCAAGGTACAATGCTCCAGCTACCATCCTGCCAATGCTCTGTGGTCACTTCTCCACCTGGAGCCATTTCATGTTTCTTGATGATGGACTTCTGAATCTTAACGAGAAGGCAAACATCAGCCGTGAAAACTTTAGCCATATTTCCATGGCAGAGCATGACGAAGCGGCCTTTCTTATCAGGAAGTAGGCTACGTTGTTTGCCCGGCTTATTGATGACACAGACGGTGGAGAGAAACTTATGTCGGGCCATGGAGAGAAAATCGGGTAGTTTTGCCTTGGCGTGCATGCGGTCGATGACCTTCTGAACCTTTTTGAAGTTTTTCTCTGCCTGAGTCTCATGAATAGTGACCGGAGATTGAGGTAACTGTTTTTTTTCCTCACGTATCTTCTTGACGTTTTCACGAACCTGCTTCTTAGTAGGGACTTCTAGAAGATGACCGGTTTTCTTATCGAGTTTGTATCTTGGTTTTTGCTTTTCCATAATGAGTAGTCTTTAAATGTTGCCAGAGTTGAGGCAGATGATTTCAAAATGATGATTTTCACAGATGTCGTTGCCGTTTGCCATCTGATGATTGAAGGAGCAAGGGATATGCTTGTTGTACAGATCGCACTGAAGACAATGATCAGGAACATCTTTCTGTTCTTTGCTACCAACTTCATTATCTATTGGCTTACTGGGTACAGCCCTGACAACACGACCGAAATGGTCATAGAGTTGACCGGGAACGATACAGGTTGCCTCACGGAGGGATGGGAGATTGTACCCCATCTGGCGGATAAACCAGAGGCGTAGGTAAATGATTAAACGTTTCAACTTTTTCATATATGATTGATGTTATATATTAATAATGTGGGTAAAGGTACGAGAAAAATGAGGATAAAAAGTGATAACTTGCGCAACTTCGGCCATGGTAGACCGAAATGCGCAAGATTACTACTTATTTTTCGGACTTCTCATCCTTTTTCTCTTCAGAAGAGGATTTATGTTCGAAAACATCCATGATATTAGTCTCAAATAGACTCTTGACCTCGTAATCTATCATGGTTTTACCCATAACCTCATCAATATAGCGGCGAGCACGTTCAAGACTCTTTGCCTGGACGAGATAGGTAACATAGGAACGTTTCTCCTTTTCACTCTTCTCATCAATGGTGATGAAAGCAAGACGAGCCTTGAACCAGAGATCATCATCGCTGATGTCGGAGAAGAAGATTTCTCCATAGGCAGCTCTGTTGATGTTATCTACCCTCAGTTCACCAGAGACGTAGACTGCCATTTCTTCAATGATTTTTGCTTCTGCTTCGGTGAAAGAGAGCGCATCTACAGTGTAATGTTCCGTTGTCATTTTTTCGGAGCCATCTTCACGTGTTTTTTCGTATCTTACTTTGCACTCAAACCAGGTAGAGGAGCGAGAGCGGAGTGATTGAAAATTACCTGTGCCGATGATTTTTTCTGTTGCTTTGTTTACTTTGACTGCAACATTCTGTGCAGACTCTTCTTTCTTTTCTGATTTTTTCATAATTCTTTGTTTTTTATTTGTTATACAATATTTTATTGATTTCTTCGTCTGAAAGAGGTTTTCCATCCTTGCCGATATACTTTTTCATCCTGAAGATCATTGTACCGGGTGTGGGATGTCGTAAGTAATCATTAAACATCACATTCGCCAGTTCTTCATCTGTTGACTGGAAGAGGCTATGAGGAGGGCATTTGTATGGACGCTCCATGACGTGGTACTGAATGGTGTAGCCTTGTTTGCGAAAGTCTTCTTCCTGAAAATGGATGAGTTGCTTATCAATCTTTGCTTCCTTCTCCTTGATGGTGTTAAAGAGAGTCTTCACCAGTTCTTTGTCAGGCTCAGGCTTCTTCTTCTCAGAGAAATACTGCTTAGTTGCCACCCGAAGTTCAGCTACCAGGATAAAGAAGTTCCCATTGTCAGTTTGCGGTACGTTTTTTGGTTCAACCTTCATGATGGTTTCGTCAACTCGCTTTTCCAGTTCAATGGATTGGCGTAGGACGCCTTTATCTCTGCGTGCCCAATACTGCTTTTCTAAAGTTCGCATGGAAGCTACTAGCTTACGAAATGCGTGGGCTGCCTGTTCACTCATATTACTTGATGCCTAATGTTTTCTTTATCTTATTGATGCGCTCCTGTTCCTTGGGGAGGAGGTTACCTTTTTCGTCTATCCGGCAGAGGAGGCTGAGATTTGGCTTAATGGTAATCCACTTGTGAAGACCATCGTGCTCTCGCTTTATCTGTCGAAGTTGGGCAGCCTGCAGTCTTTCGTGCAAATTCTGCTCATGGCGAAGTTTACTGATTTCGTTCTGTATTCTGTCCATTGGCAATATTTACTTCTTCTGATGGGTATTTAATGTATAATAAATCCCATTGGTCTCTACCTACAAATTCAAGTGCTTTATCTACATCTTCAACACAAACAAAATCTTTGTCCGTTTTGTTTGGCATGTTGCTAATAAATGTATAGCCTCTAGCACATGATTGCATGTATTCCTTAAAATGCTTCTTCTCGCCTGGGGAGAGGTAAGAAGGACGACTGACAAGACGTTCCTCAAAGTGCTGAAATAATCTCACATTATCATCATTAATTTTCTTTATGTAAGAGGAGAATGAACGAATAGCTTCCTCCGTCTTCTTTAAAGACTTATCCTGCCCCAAATTGAAGTCTCCAAGTTTAACCTGGAAATTGCTTAGAAGTCCTTCCGCATCTTTCAAACGAGATATTTTTTTGTTGACAGTATCGGAAGCAGAAGCTAACACCTCTAGAGATCTTTCTAGATTGGCATCATTTTTTTTGATAGCCTCTCTGTATTTGATAAGTTCATCACGCTGCTCTTGAATAATTCGACTTAAACGCTTGTTCCTGTCATCAAAGCGAACTTTGAAGTTCTCGTCTCTTAACGTGCAAGAGACGATGCCTAGCGTGATAATGAAGACCACGCTGAGGCAGATAATTAATGTTATTGTTACTTCCATAATTGTATTTTTTTATTGTTCACACTTATTTCTTGTCTGGTAAATCCTCCAACAATTTAATACGAGTTTTTAAAATATTGTAGTAATGTCTCATTGCATGATATTGAGAAAGCATTAATGCTGTCTGAACAGTTCCGCATTTTTCAACGATCTTGTCGTAATCATTCTCATTCAAGAAAGCATCGAGTTTATTAAAACGTTCTTTCAACTCCTTGAACTCAATAATGAGGCGGTCCTTGAAGTCTTCTGCTACCTGGTATGACTTCTCGAACACATCCTTAGGGGACCATGAATCGTAGGTACTGCCATCTGGGTTAGTGTATTGGACGTGATAGCCAGATCTCCACTCATGATTATCCTCGTTTTTACGAGCAAAACCTTTAGCCACTGCAGTTGCTTCATCCATAGGTGCAGCCATAACCTCTTTTGTACCGATGTACTTTTTCAATTTTGTTGTTTCCATAATTGTTATGATTTGAATTTAACTTTTATATATTTCAGCATTCTCTATTGGGATGTCGTACCACGGAAGGGAATAACCTTTATCTTTCATTTCTTCTGGCAATTGACAGCGATAATATTGACCATGGAAATTCAACCATACATCACTCACCTCCAAAATCGTACCTGCTGGAAGCTCTGGCTTCGGCTTAAACCATGGGCGTGGATATTTGGTCGTTTCGTGAACATCCTGAGCGCACTTCGTTGGTTTGATTAATTTTATCTTCATTGTTCTAATTCTTGTTTAATAGTTCTCAACTCTTGTAAGACATGCGATGCACGGAGAAGCTTGAAACCAGAATTTAACATAATCTCAGCCTCTGCGATGAGCATGCTTAGTCTCAATTTTGCAGTAAAGAGGCGGTCTTTGAAGTTTTCCACTATCTGATAAGACTGCTCAAACACGTCCTTTGGCGACCATGAATCGTAGGTGCTGCCATCAGGGTTTGTGTACTGGACGTGATAGCCAGGAACGTCTTCGTTTCCTTCTGATGATGGTCTTGCCCAACCTTTAGCTACTGCAGCAGATTTTGCCATTTGTTCTGCCATCACCATTTTTGTACCGATGTACGGCTTTAATGTTGTAGTTTCCATAATTGTAAATATTTAAAATAATTATAGTTCTATTACTTTTGCTTTGTCGGCAGGAATGTCGTAGTAAGGGATGGAATATCCTTTGTCCTTCATTTCGTCTGGGAGATAGCAGCGGTAGTATACTCCATGGAAGTTTTGCCATTTCTCCTTGACAGTGAGTATTGTTCCAGCAGGAAGCACAGGCTTCAGCTTGAATGAAGAACCAGGATAACATCCTATCTTATGCTCATCTGCTGCGCAAGATGAGGCTTGCCATAAATGAATCTTCATTACTTTTTCTTTGTTTTACGTTTGGTATAATTAATGTTTTCTATCTGATTTTCGAAGGATGCGATACGACCATTTAATCTTCGGAGGATAGCATTTCTGATGTGGAGGATTGTTTCTGCATCGAGATACTTGGTGATGTCTTCGTTTCCATCACTGCTTATTCCCTGGAGGGATATATCCAGCTTTACAGGGCTTACTAGTATAGCCATTTCGTTTGATGCATCTACTTCTGCTACAAGATCTCTGACCACGGTTAGCTCTTCGATGGAGTTGAAGTATTGGCCTACGGAGTCGATGGTGTTACGCATTTCTTCATATTCTTCCTTTGTCATACGCTATACCTCCAATTCTGAGTTTAGTCCTAGACCAAAGAGAAGATGCTGGAGCTCGTGAATAAAATGAAATTCAAAAACTCGCGCTTCAAATATATATGCGGCATAGGTTTTGTTATCAAGAAGTCTGAACACCTTAATATATCCTTTTTTATAAATCCATGTCGCGCCTTCGAGCTTCCATCCGTTCTTTTCTAGAATCTCAGGAGTAAGAGGAATCGGAACAATATCCTTCGCCCATGCGCCACTGTCACCAAACAGGAATCCATCATCATGAACGGTTTTTCCTTTTAAGTTGGAAAGAGTGACGGAACCTTTCAGTTCTGTGAATGCATTTCCATCTTTCACTTTTGCATATTTATCAGCATTACTTTCTGTGACCTGGTAAACGATGCCCTTTTTGGTTCCGATAGGAATGCCGTTGGTCATAACCAAATCACCTGGTATATAAATTGTCTTTTCCATATTCTTGCTTTGATATTTTACATATTTTTTATGGGACCAGCGATAGAATCGCTGGGAACGGGGGCTAAGTGGGGCAACTCCTATCGCTACCATTTCATGAATGCCATCCATATTGTTTGGTTCTTAATTGTGGTACGATGTCCGAATATAGGTTTGTAATCGGTGATAGCCTTTAGTACATCACTAACCTTTATCTGCTGCTCGTTCCACTTGAAAATGAGCGTTCCGTTTGTTTTCAGTACCCTCATTCCCTCATGGATAGAATCGTTGATGAATGCTTGCCAATTTTCGGGCAGTTTGCCATATTTCTTGCATAACCAAGAGTTCTGACCTACTTTTAGCAGATGAGGAGGGTCGAATACTACCATATTAAACGTTTCATCTTCGAATGGCAAGGCTGTGCAATCGGCTATCATATCTGGTTGCACGTCTAGTTTGCGTCCATCACATAATGTGTCGTGAAACTCTCTTATGTCTGTGAAGAGAACATTTGGGTCATGTTTATCGAAATAGAACATTCGTGAGCCACAGCACATGTCTAAAATTCTTTTCTTCATATTGCTTCTTGTTTTAATTGTTCTTCTATTGCTTCCTGAGCAAGGATTTGCTGCCAGTTGGCTTCATGATAATTTCTTGCCTCCTGTTTTTCAGAGAGATGTGGATCGCAGCCACCGAAACAATAGGTGTCCCATTTCTCATACTCCTTCATAGTATGTGGAGGCTTGGAGCCAGGAGTGGCTGGAATGTAATCCCTAGCGAACTCCTTGGGGGAAACTTTATCTATTGTTGAGGCTACTGGGTCGATGATTTCGTATTGAATAATACGGTTCTTTCTCTTTTTAGAAGAGCTGTAAATCGGTTTTACCCAGCAGATATTTCCCCTGTAGCTAGACATGAGTCTAGAGAAATAATAGGGTTTCCATATTCGATTGTCCCGGAAAGCCCAGCAGACGCCTGTAGGGGAATCTACGTTATAATTAGCACTATCAGACTTCCAGCAATGGTTGTAGCCGAGGTCGCTGATGTGGCTATGTACACAGAACTTGCACATCCTCATTTCCTCCTGATCAGCAACCGATGGTGTTGGCTGCATCAGGTTTTGTTTGATGTAATTGCCCATAGATGTATGATTTTAAAGTTCATCCTCCTTGGTAGTTTTACGTTTCCATTCCCCACAACATTCCCAGTGGAAGCGATGATGGCCGAAGCCGTTGCATGTTCCGCTGTACTTACTGTTTGCTGTAGGCCGGAAAAACTTGCAGCTCTTGCAAGAGCGATTGCGGTGAGTGTAAACTAGATAGATGAATGTGCTGGCCATCATTACAAGGCACAGCATGCTGATTATGAATCCGATTTCCATATTACTTCTTGTTTTTAATGATTTTCTTTAATACTTGCTTGTTGTGCTCAGTATCATCGTCACTCAGATGATAAGATCTGACGTCCTGAAGGATGCCTAAATCAACTGAAAGCATGTAATCTGTGACAACTTTAATGAAGTCTTCCAGAGAACGACAGAGAGCGTATTTATAGCCAGCACACTGCCAGTAGCCCTGGAAACGTTTCTGATGAGCAGTCTGATTGTTTGTCTTACCATACTTTAATTCAATGCCCAAGCCGTAGAATACTTCTGTACCCCTGTTGATAACTCCATTTTTGCCATTCTTGTATGAAGGGAGAGCCAGAATGAGATCTGGAACGCCCGGCACAACTCCTGATGCAGCGTTGATGGCTATCTTCTTGCCACTTATAGCACCATCAGCCTCATTCTTGGGATGGAAGAGGAGAGAGGCATAAGCCGGGTACTGAAGCCGGAACCAGCGTACACAAGCTATCTGTAGCTGCCCTTCATGTTGCACCTTCTTCTGCTTGGTAGCAGATTTCTTGGTGTATTCAGAATAATTGCCGTTGAGGCGGTCGATTAATTCTTGTCTGTCCATAATCGTATGAATTAAATTGTTTGTTACTTATATTTAGTCGCTGAGGAGAGACTGAAGATAACTCTGTGTCTTATCATCCAAGTCGACCAGTGACTGTTCTTCTTCTGCCACCGATGGATTCCAAACGATGCCCAGTTTGGCTAGAGTTCCATTCTTGTAGGCATCTTTCACCATCTTTGCCATGGAACCATTCGGGTTCTTCTTGGCGGCTTCTATCCAGCCTAGATACTTCTGCTTGAGTGCTTCGGTCTGTTCTTCTTCCTGTTTCTTCTTGCGTTCTTCCTTCATTCTGAGGCGAGCTTCTATTTCCTCGTTGGTCTCCTCGCGTTGAGGAGAAGGTGGTGGAGAACTTGAATGCTGAGGCTTCTTCCCGGCTGAGGCTACAACTGTAGGATTGTCGAAGGTTCCTTCCATCAGAGCCTCGTAGTTTTTGGGATTGAAGAGCCAGTTGAAGGAGATATAGCATCCACCATCCTTGCGCCCTGAGAGAAGATCGGAGTTGAGAGCCTTGCGAAGCATCGGTTCTATATCCTCGAAGGAATAGTCTGAGATAAACTTTGCCACCATCTTCTTGCGGTCGGGAGTCATCTTTGAGATTGGCTTGACCTGCGTGCCCAGAAAGAGGCGATTGAAGAGTCTTAGCACTTCCGAGAACAGAACTTCCGGATCCAACGACTTTTTTTCTTTTTCTTTTTTTTGTGTGTGGGTGTGGGCTTTCTCCTTTCTTTGTTTGTTTTCTTTTATAGGGGGTTCGGGGGAAATGTTTTCTTTTATTTGTTTCTTTCCTCTTACTTCTGTGCCCTTACCCTTGCCCTTGTCTGTGCCCTCAACTTCGGCAGAATCTTCGGAATCACCTTTATTTAAAGGGGTTTCTGGATTGTTAATCTGTGCCCTAGACTGTGCCTTTTGGTGTGCCCCTTGTTTAGGGTGTGCCCTAGAGCGTGCCCCATCTTTGCCCTTAATCGTGCCCCTATCTGTGCCCTTGTTATCTTGAAGATACGCTGCACAATCTTGTGTATCAGTAACTTGCGAAGTTAAAATCTGTGCCCCTGATTGTGCCCCTATCTGTGCCCTAAAGTGTGCCCCTGATTGTGCCCCTAGTGGGTTTTGGTATGGTAGTATGCAGTGGGAGAGTGGATGCGAACTGTTAACATACACTATTGTTGAGGCTTTAGGGGAGCTGCATTTTGTGATGATTCGCTCCTGTATGAGAACATCGATGGCACAGCGGATAGACTTGACCGAGGTATGGAGCCGATCAGCCAACAGACGTAAGGAGAGCGTAGCAGCGGAAGCCTCATTGTGGGTGGCAGACAGGAGCACGTAGATGAGCACCTGTACCACCACCGGACGATGAAAGTAACGCCACTGCAGCAGCTCTGGAGTAAGAATGTAGCCATCTGTTTTCATTTGTCTTTATTTTATTTGGAATATAGAATTATCTTATTTCTTTTCTTCTGCCTCAATAGCCCGGAATATCTCGTAAGCCACTTGTGGGACCCAGGCATTGCCGTAAGCCTTTATGGATTCTTGTCGCCACTTGGGGAAAGAAATGGTAAGGCTGTCCACATCAAAGGGAATCCCATCATTTCCTCTACAAACAGGGGATTGAGTTGGGAAGTTCCTCCACCTACCTGATTGTTGAAGTCGAGAAAGTCGGTCAGTCCATTCGGTCGGAGTGCTCCGTTCTTCCGGCTGTACATCCCTTTTGCACCCTTTTCTTTCAGTCCTTTCACCCGGTTGGAGTGTTTTATCTCCATTGCAGTAGGGGCGGGAAGAAGACCATTTACTGCTAAGGCTGTAATTCCTTGCCCCATCTGGGAATTGGGATTGATAGTCTTTGTGAACTTCGTGGCTTCTATGCTGCAAGGCGTGGGAAGCAAGCCTTTTCGAGCGGCGAGTGCCAAGGTTGGACGATCTGCTGCATTCGGTGATTGACTTCTGTTTATTCGCCCTCCTCCTTTGTCTATGGCTGTTGGAGTAGGAAGAAGTTTTGCTACTGCCATGTCTTCTAACCCCAGGCTGTGGTCGGTCTTGCCCTTCTTTGGATTTCTTCTCCCTCGCTCGTTGATTTCCATGTCCTTGTGAGGAATATCCATCGCATTGCGTGTGGGAAGTCTGTCCGAGAACATCACTTGTGAAGCCAGGCTTCCGTATGTCGTTCCGTTCCGATAACCGTTTTTTTTGGCTCTTTCCTTGAATCTTTTCGGATTTTCGGCTATCATTACTGCTGTTGGGGTTAAAAGGAGTTGTTGATATTCTTCTTGCAACAATCCAGACTCTTTCTCTTCTGTGGGGTGCTCCGACACTGCAAGCCGGAATATTAAGCGGTTGGACGGAATATCCTGCTGCTTCAAGTTCCTGGCAGATTTTTTCGAGCGTGAACCTGCTTTCCTCTCTGTATATGTAATTCTCTTCGAATAAATCGTCTGTGCGTCCCACTTTAGTCTCTTGGCTGGACTCCACCATAGTTTGGATTCCAATAACGTTTTCACCAACGATCCAAGTGGGCTTAATTTCCCGAATCGCTCGTAGCATCTGTGGCCAGAGATAGCGGTTATCGTCTTCTCCCTTTCTTCTTCCGGCAACGCTAAAAGGCTGGCATGGGAATCCTCCGGTGAGAACATCGACTTTTCCCTGCCACTGATGGAAGTCTGTTTTGGTAATGTCTTCATAACTTTCTGAATTTGGGAACCAGTATTGGAGCACCTTGCGAGGGAACTCTTGTATCTCGCAATGGAAGAGGTTCTGCCATCCCATCATGGATGCCGCAACCTCAGCACCACCGATTCCGCTGAATAAACTAGCGTGATTCATATTGCTTACTTTTGTTTCTGTTGTGTTCCAGGAGCCACTGTAGGTGAACAGTCTTAGAAGGATCACGGAAGAGGGATTTTGCCTTATCTATATCTGGATTCAGCATAATCTTCTTTTCTTTCTTTGCTGCTGCTCTTTTCTTCTGATAGTATCTGCGCTGGTACTCCTTCACCTTTTCGGGGTGATTCTGTCTCCAACTCTTAGATTTTTCCAGCAATTTTTCTTTGTTGCGCTGATAGTATCTCTGATAATATCCAGTGCCGTTGGCTCGTTTCTTGGCTGCATTTTCCCGATATAGCTTTTTCTTTTCGGGATGATCCTTGATGTATTTGCGAGAATAGGCGAGCATTTTATCACGATGCTTAAGATAGTATTCTCGCTGCCTGGCTAAGCGGTCTGACTTTGCTTTTTCTGATTCCATAATGATTGAAATTATATAAAAACCACATTTCTGTTTACCTAAAATGGGATAACTGTGAATGCCAGTTTCTCATTTCCTTCGTATGGAATGCATTGGGTAAAGTCACCTACGTGCCCAGTAGATAATAGCAAAGCGTTGTACTTGTATGGGGATTCACCTATACGTGTTTGTACGAAGATAGCTGGTCTCCATTTGTGTACACCTCTGTTACGTACCAGCACCTTGTCGAAAGGCTTGAACGATGGCTGCTCCTTGCTCTTTTTCCAGAGAGTGTAAGCCTCTTGGAACAAACTGGCTTCATCCTCTGTCGCTTCTCGCAGTTCCTTGTTTGTACTTATGCGAAGGTCAAATGCCTGATCGGTAACGAAGTTCTCGGTCTCAATCTCATACTGATTGCCGAATGTCAATGTGTCTTGACTCTCGTTCTTGGTGATGAGTTCGCCTATGATGGTCAACTCGCCATCCTCGTCTTCTTCGTTGAAGACGTAAAGGTTGCCAAGTTCGAAACATGGCATCGTCTGTTTGTTGTTCTGTTCCATATTGCCCTCCAACTCTTTAAGTGCCTTCTCTAAATTATTGCGAGCCATTTCACAAAGCCTAATTGTAAGCAAATCATAAGATAGCTGCTCTTTGGCACGTTTAATATACTCAATAGCTTTTTCTTTGTTCATTTCTTATCTCCTCCAGTTCTTTTTTTCTTTTGTTCATTGCCTCTTGTTGCTCTTGCTGTAATCTTTTTAGTTTGTCCATTCTGTTACGGAAACTCTCTCGACTCTTTTTGATTTCGTGTTCTACGTAAAAAACCGAGAGAACGATTCTGAAAGCCATCCATACAAGATATAGCAAAATTGGTGAAATAACCAATAGCCATGACCAGTGAATAGCACCACATAACTTCATAACTATAAACGCAACTTGAATCAAAGTTGCAAACAATTTAAATTCTTTCATATTCTCTTCTTTTATATCCTTTGCAGGATGGTTAGCTAATCTATTTTTCATTCACATGGCAGTTTCTCCTGATGCTGCACGTATCTTTTGTGCTTAAGGCAATACTTGCCATTGATGCAGTTACGCCCATCATGGCAGCGGAGGCACTTGCGAGCTGCGGTGCTCTTACTTCTGGAATCGCTCATAATAGTAAGTTACTATCTGATGTTCGGTAGGCTGAAAGCCATTTCTAGTAGTAAGAGTATCTACTATCTCATCATAGGTGCTCTGAGGCATCTGTGAAATGAGGTTCTCATCATGAATGCCCTGAGAGAGTTTACTGAGGCAGAGCCATCCAAGAACGAGCCAGATGGCAATGCAGAAGAAGATCTTAATTGTTTTCATAACTTTATCTTTTTATATTGTTTATATTTGCGGTAGGTAAAGGGATTCGAACCCCGTGCCCGGCTGCTTAGTCCTTCTTCGCAGTCTTTTTTGATTAACACCCAGAACTAAGTAATTTAAACGTTATAACTTGAACATCGCCCCCAATGGGCAAAGCAACTGTTACCTACCATAGTTTCGCATAATTTGTACTAATCAATATCAGCCTTGATTATCTATCCTAAAAGTGAAATATTATTAGGACACAGATAGTCTTGAACTTGGCAGGCACAGGCTTCCAGCTCTGATACTTTGTATTCGTGGCGAGTAATCTTGCCATTACTGCCTCTAGCAAAATCCTTCACCTTTCCTTCACGTTTCCATCGCTCTACGTTTTTTCTTCCGTAGATGTCGTATGCCTTGGCTTGTGTGAGGAACGGACGTTTCCCCACAGCCTTGCAGACTTCTTCTTTCACAACGTTACGTATGGCTGACAGGAATGTATCAAAAGATAGCATCTTATCTGCAAACTGGATTTGTACTACTTCGTTCATGACTATTGTTTTTATTTGGTTCTTGTAACTGTGATGATCTCTTTCTCCCGGTTGATTTTGGTTCTGAACTTACGACAGTAAATTACACCTAATTCCGAGCAGGTTGTCTTGATCGTTCTCATTCTCCTGATAGGGAAACTGATTGATTTACCCAGCTCCAGTTCTCTGATCTGAGGTCTGAGTGGTACTTTTTCTTCTGACATATTGCTTGATTTTAATTATTATTTAACTAGTTCGAAACTGCTTCGGTGAGACCATATCGGTCATTGAACATTATCTTTTTCATACGCTTTGTTTCGTTTGTTGTTTCAAAACATTATTCTGAATGGTTTGCCTTTCAAAGATGGTCTCTTATCGAGAACAAACTTTAATAACTCCTCGTATCCAATCGCGAACAATGGACAATACATGTATTTCAGTGTGCATACAAATCTGTTATTGAGCATAATATCGAGGAATAGAGCTTTATTCTTCTTCATTTTGTGCCTCCTTTTTATAGCTAACTAAAGCTGGAACTAGATCGTCCAGGTAAGCCCATTGAACAATCTCTTCGAAAAGATGACCGCCAGAGTCTGTGAGCCAGCCGCGTGAACCGTCAGGGTCTGTGTAAGTATGCCCCACCTCTATAGTCAAGCCATCAGCATAATCAAGTAGGCAATCTTCTTCGTTGCTTTTTGGAAGTTCTTTTCCTGAATGCCATACTTTGGATATGTTTATGTATAACACATCATCTGCAGTCGCTCTTACCGCCATACCTTGCCAAACAGGGTAACCGCCATGTTGCTTTCCATCTGGGTCTAACAATCCGCATGTAAGTCCAGTGTGGGATGGAAAAACGAATAGCCTATCTGGCGCATCGAAAACTTTTTTATCTTCATTCTTCATTTTTCTTCAAATTTATTTGGTACTTATGTATTTATTTACTAACTTTGCAGCGCAAATTATTCATGGAGGTCTCCTCCTTCTCGGCAGACAAGTCTGTTATGGAATGCTCTGCGAAGAGAAAAGAAACTAGCCCTTGGTCCTGTGCCGAGGGCTTTTTCGTTGCAGGTCCGACTTCTTGCAGCGACCTCCACACCATGTTGATGTGGTCGTAAAGGTCGAGAAAGGAGGAGACTCCATAATGAATAATTTGCAAACAGAAAATGGCAAGAAAGAAGTTTTTTGCCGATACATTCGTAAGGGTGGTAAGATTATCTATCCTAAGACAGGTAACTTTTTCCATTTCTTTGTCTAAGCGATAAACTTAGCTTGCCTATTTCAAGGGAGGAGGGTCACAGGCTTCTCCCTTTTTCTTTTCTATCCATCCTCTGCTTTTGCCGATTCCGGAAATATTTTATCTAATTTCTTCATTTTTCTTCAAATTTATTTGGTACTTATTTATTTATTTACTAACTTTACGGTGCAAAAGTAATAAAAATAAATTGAACCGCAATAAGAATGTATTGTATTTTAAGAAATATACAATGTATTTATATTGCCTTAACACTGTTTGGATATGAAAGTGCAATATTTTAAGATTAATATCGGACTTGCGATAGAGCAGCGTATTAATGAATTGGGTATTTCAAAGTCTGAATTTGGTCGAAGGATAGGCTTAGCTAGTCAAAACGTTAAGAAATTCCTCGAAAGAGAGTCTATTGACTCAAGTAAACTTGTAGAGGTCTGTCAAGCTCTAGACTACGATTTCTTTTCTTTGTATGTCGGCAAAACATGTGAGGGCAATACTTCTTTATTGAATGTGAATAGATTAAAGACAATTATTTTGGATAAAGGTTTATCTAATATAAGTTTTGCTTCTTCTATAGGCTTGTCAAGAAATGAACTTGATGCAGTTTTGACCGGAAGTGATTTGTCTTTAGGACTTGTTGAAAAAATGGCAGAGGTGTTGGGAGTCAAACCTGCTGAATTGATAAATGGCTCATCTGTTACGGCTGAGGCTGCAGCAAAGGGTGATCAAGCTATGTATGAAGAGTTGATTGCTCTACGAGCAGAGAATAAGTTGCTGAGGGAAATCCAGGGTCTTTCAGAAAGAAGTCAAGTACATGTAGGATAATTAAAATGAAGTAATTATGAAAAAGTTGTTTTGTTTGCTATTGATGATAGCTTCAAGTTTTGTAGCTTTAGCTCAAACTTCTATTGCAGGAGTTGCTTTCGGTTCTGACTATACTTCTGCAAAAAGTATTTTAGAAAATAAGTATGGACAGCAGAAGTGGGATTCTGATAAAAACTGCATACATTTTGAGAACAAGGAATATGGTGGCATATATTTTAATGATTTATTTTTTGATTTCCAATATTCGGGTTCAAGAGGATATTTCAATAAGTGCGTTTTTGTAATATGGTGCAATAATGCTAATGAAGCAAAAGAAAGAAGAGACTATATTGCTAGTGTAGTTGGTAAATATTATGATCTCTATGAAAAAATCTTGGATAATGGGTTCAAAATGTACCAGGGAGGAGACGATCCAACAAATGTGGATAATTATGGTTTTTTCATTGACGTTCTTGTTCCTTCTGGAAAAGGTTCTCCATATGGTGCTAGACTCTTTTATGGACCTTATAATTATGTGACAGAAAATTTTTGAAATACCAAATAATAGTTGTAAATTTGCATGTGGAATAAAGAATTAGGTAAGTATATGATTGATGTTTCTAAGTATTTCTTGACGGCAATATTTGCAATGTCATTAATGAAAGACTTAGAAGATAAACGCTGGCTAATATACATGTTAAGCGGAAGTGTTGCTCTACTTCTCTTGATTTGCGGTCTTATATTGACTCGCGATAAAGATAAGGAGGAAGAAGAGAAAATGAAAAGAAATAATAATAGTAACAGAAATAACAAACAAAAAACAAATAGGAGGTAAGATTATGGGAACATTGATTATTTTAGCTATGGTAGGAATCCCATGTGTGGCATTTCTGATTTTTTGTGCCACATCTAATGGAAAGAATTGGCTACGCCAAAATAATATGTTGTAAGGGTTAGTACATTTCGTTTATTGCATATTTATTTATGGGAACTTTTGTAGTCCTTTTACTTATATCCTTTTTATATGCGGTTGTCGCTGCATACAAACGGAAAGGTGTAGTAAGAGATAGCCAGATAGTAGGAGCATTTCTCGTTCAGATATGCTTCTGCTATTTTATGGCTTTTCGTCCAACAGCAAAGGATTTAGTCGGGATTCTTTTAACTTGGCACTTAGGATGTTTTCTCTCAATAATGCTAGGAGGCAGTATTGGTGCCATTGTAGGCGAGCATGTAGAGACAGACGGAAAAAGAACAGTAGCTTATTGGCTTCACCTAGCTTTTGCTAATTGTATTCTGGCCTTAATAGGTATATTGTTTTTGTTTCTTAGCTTGTGATTTCTTCCTCTGAGTCAGATGAGGCTAATGCAATAGATCAGGACCAAATTTATTTGGCTGGTCTGAAAAACGAATAATTTAGTAATAAACAATGCTAGTATTGTTCTAGTAGAATTTAATTAATACGTATAAATAAAGTAATTATGAAA